CGGCCTGTGATAGCAATGCGGTTGGCAGAACCTTCAATGCCTCTTGAGAGGCTTGCCTGTAATATGCCCTTTTAGGGCTGGTGCATACCACCAGTTTAACTGGTGGTTTTGATTTGAAAGTACGGACAACCGCGCGGATTTGACTTTTGTTTACCACATCACGGTCAAGCTGTGTACCGGAGTATGTTTCGTCCTCGTCAAGCATCTCCCAACGCTTGGCGCGGGTGAGGCGGTTGCGCTTTTCTACTGGCTGCCGCAGAATTGTCGCACCGCTTTTGGTAATCTCTGTTTCGATGAGGTATGTGTCGAAGCCGACGTTGACATTATCCAACACAGCTTGTTCATGGGTGTATTCGCTTACTACATTCTCTGCAAAATAACCGAAAGTGCGCTTGTCCGGCGTAGCGGTCAACCCGATTTGGAAAGCATCAAAGTAATCAAGCACCTGCTGCCAGATATTATAAATTGAGCGATGGCACTCGTCAATGATGATTACATCAAAGAACTCCGGTGGGTATTTTGCGTTGTAAACAACGTCGCGGGGCTTTCCTTTGAGCGCACCCTCAATTTCGTTAGGGTTTTCTTCTTCGTTGCGCTCGTCCAGTTCTTCGCCCCTTAATATGGAGTACATACGCTGTATTGTGCTTATACACACCTGCGAGGAAGATGGAATGTTACCGGAGTTTAAGCGGCGGACATCATATAATTCGGAAAACCTGCGCGTTTCATCGTTCGGCGTATAGCCGATAAACTCGGTTTCGGCTTGCGAACCAAGGTTCCGGGTGTCTACCAAGAATAATATGCGCTTTGCTTTGACATATTTGAGAAGCCGATAAACGGCTGTTATGGCAGTGTATGTTTTGCCCGCGCCTGTCGCCATTTGAATGAGCGCACGGGGGCGGTTTTCGGAAAAAGACTGCTCTAGCCCGCGAATCGCTTTGATTTGGCAGTCGCGGAATTGTTGATGCGTATCTTCAAATATTGGCACGGCTTTCATTCGATTTCGGGTGGTGGAGTCGTCGGCTAACCATCCGCGCAAGGTTTCAGGGCGGTGGAATGAAAACACTTCACGGGAGCGGGCTTTTTCATCGACGTAGTCAGTAAAGCGTGTGACTATGCCGGTGGACTCATAAGCAAAGCGGATATTTTGACTGCTCACCGCCCATTTTATGCCGCTTCCAGCATATCTTTTGGATTGGGCTTCATGGACGGTCATATTCTGGCCTTCCTCAGCTTTCTTCGCCTCGACAACACCGACAGGCTTTCTGTCAACAAATAAGAGATAATCCACCGGCCCTGAATCAGTGGTAAATTCGCACACGGCAACGCCCGGTGCGGCGGCAGGGTTAAACTCCTTTTTATCTTGCACCAACCACCCGGAAACGGTAAGGTTTTTATCAATTTCAATCCGCGCTTTTTGTTCGGGGGTCATGACCGAGCCTCCTTACATTTTATTTACTCCTAAAGCTCGCAACAAGCATTATTGAATCTAAGCTCACCTAAACACGTTGAATCAGGATTTACGCTTATTTGGATTGGCACGCAAGGCATTTGTCATGTTTCGCCATCTCATATCAGCCAAATCGGTACAACTAAATTCTCACTGTTAAATGCTGTCAGCTTGTCGCTGATACAGAGAATCGCCCCCGTACCGCGCACCAGCGGCGATTTTTCTATCACGCCGAACACCCGCGTAAGCTGCGAGGCCGGGGTAGCGGTTTTCTTAATCTCCATCGGATAGAGTTTACCGTCGCCTTCCATGATGATGTCAATTTCCTTGGTGTCCTTGTCACGATAATAATAAATAAAAGGCTCGACGCCGCTGTTGTTGTAGCTTTTGATAATCTCGGCCACCGTGTAGTTTTCCAAAATTGCGCCGTTCATAGCGCCGTTCATCAGAGTTTCGCCATCGCTCCATTTGGCCAGATAGACAACAAGACCCGTATCGTAAAAATAGAGCTTCGGTTTCGAGATAGTGCGCTTGAGCACGTTGTTGGAATAAGGATGCAGATAAAAAATAATCCCCAGTGTTTCCAGTATCCCAAGCCACTCCTTGGCTTTGAGCTGATCGATACCGGCACTGTCCGCAATCGTTTTATAGTTCACCATTTGCCCGGAAAGCGCGGCGGCGGCCGTGATAAAATTCATAAACCTGAGTGAATCTATCGCGCCGGAAATCTCTTTGACATCCCGGTCGATATAGGTACTGATATAACTGCTGTACACAGCGCGGCGGTCGGTAAACTGTCCGCTTGCCAGAGCAGGCATCCCTCCGTCAAAAATACGTTGATAGAGCGCAGGTGTATCTACTGCCGCGACTTCCTTTGCTCTGGCTGAGAGGCGTTCAATGTCCAGCACGAACGGGATTGTGGAGTTACCGCATATCTCTGCTTGCGATAATGACGACATATTTAGAAGGCATACGCGCCCTGCAAGGGATTCCTGTACGCCTTTCATAAGCTTAAACACCTGTGACCCCGTAAGCCAAAAATCTCCGGGGTTGTGATTTGCGTCAACGTGAATTTTGATGTAGGGAAACAGTTCCGGCGCATATTGCACTTCATCTATGAATACCGGCGGCTTATGGATTTGGAAAAATAGCTTGGGGTCGTTCTTCGCCATTTCGCGCTCCCCCAAATCATCCAGCGTCACATATTCGCGCCCGATGTTTTCTTCATCCATTAATTTTTTGAGCATAGTGGTTTTCCCTACCTGTCGCGGGCCTGTTAGAAGTATAGCGGGAAACTCTGCGGACAGGCGTTTAAACGTGCCTTCCATTGCTCTTTTAATGTAGTTCATAACCCCACCGGCTTTCGTCTAAAATTTATACTATCTATATTATAACCGAAATTCTGCATTTGTAAATACTTATTACAAAAATAAGGGTCTGCATCGCTGCAAACCCTTACGTCATAACTCATAATTATCCATATACAATCTCGCCGAGTACAATCTCCTCGGCACAAGCACGGATATTATTCATTCTGCCTACCCACAGCAGTTGGGACTCCGCCTTGAGCCGCTCGTCCACGCCCTGTGCCGCTGCCATCTGCGCGGTCAGCAGTTCTATCTGTTCGACGGCTGTCTGTTCTATCTCCATCAGGTGTGAATTGAGCGTCCCCGTCGTCAGGAGGTTCAAATACAGGACGCGGCGTTGCTGTTTAAGGTATTTCTTACGGAGTAATGCGTACTTTCCAAGCGCTACAGGCGGCCCCTCCGGCAAGGCCATATTCGGAATTTGATAATCGCTTTCCATCCGATATGTAAGTTCCATTTTCAACGCCCCTTTCATATTTTTACTGCGACTGCATTTTTGAGTTTTACCCAAAGATAAGGGTGTTCGCGTAAATATCGGGGTCGCGTTCAAAGTACATTTGGAAATAGAGCGTGTTGTTTACGGTGACAAATACCCCTGCTCCAACGTAGACGCGGTTTTCATTCAGAATTGCCGCTTTGTGTCCGGGCGAGTTCATCCACCGATGCACAGCCCCGCTGGGGAAGATGACCCTGCTATGATTTCATATCCGGCATTCGTACCGTCAGGGCGGGTGTGGGAAAAATACGTTGGTAATTCCTGTGCCCTGATTTGTGAGTATTCCATGCACATATTATTGACGATGTACGCAGGCAATCCGGCCTTTTCCCTCTCAAGATTTACTAGCCTGATAAGCTCCTGCCGGTATTCCTCAATAGTATCTGTGTTGCTTGACGCTACAGCTTCTGCCCGGCTTCCGGCAGTTAATCCACGCTGCTTGTTAAACTCGTCCGCGAACCAGTTATGCCAGTTGCTATAACCATTGGGTGGTGCATGGAGCGTACCGCCTGCCGGAACTTGAATCACAATTTTGCGCTTATCCATCACGGCCAGATAGTCACCTCTGGACATTACGCCGACTTCTTTATCGTCCGCAGATACGAAAACCATAACACTCCGGTCATTTACTCTGCCGCGCATATCGACGGCGGGGGCGATTTTGTCAAAAACTGTTACATTGTACCCCTTAAAAACATTGGCGGTTGTCGCAGCGTTGGCGGTAAAGCCGGTAGTGCAGATAAACACCACCGCGGCAAGCTGAATCGCAAGAATCCTTTTTATTTTTTTCATTTCGGCTACCCCCTTTTATCCCATTGTATAAAAGCGGTCACCTATTGTCGAATGTGCGATTCTTCTTGCGGCGGCCTTGTAGCTTTCCACCTCCAAAATCCTTTCAGCAGCTTAATATGCCGGGGCGTCTTCTGATTGATTGCCCGGAAATGAACCGAGCAAAAAAACTCAACGAGAAAAACCTTGGGCACCAGATTGGCTCGGCCTTTCTTGAAGTGCTTTAGCCACTGCTTTGAGCACCAGCGGTTGATTGAGGTACTCCCATATCCGATAAAATCCTTAACCTGCTGAACTGTCAGCACATCCGGGTAGGCTGTCAGCATGTCTATGTAATAGTCGCTCATATCCTCTAAGATAACTGGCGGCACTTCCTTTTGGGTGGTTTTGTGTCCGCTGCAATACCAGCCAACCGGCGCGGAGTAGGCTTCAGGGAAGATAGCGCGCCCTTCAAGGTATTTTTGGGCATCCTCTTTCTTGATTCGGTAACAGCGGGTTTTCTTACCGCTGTATTCACATGGAACTTTGCCGCTGCGCAGCAAATGCAGCGCGGTGGATTTGCTGATATGGCAAATCCGGTAAAACTGGTCTTTTGTAATGATGTCGGGAATTTCGTCCCAGTTAATTATTTCGCCGGTCATTATCAAACACCTCAGTCTTTTTATTTGTCGGCAAAAGACCTGTTTGGTGTTAAAATGGGCAAAAAGTTCTGCCCATTCTGCCCTGAGTTCTGCCCTAAGCGTTAAAAATGGGCACTTTTTCGCTTCTATTCGAACCGTCCGTACTTTCAGGTGTTTTTGGGGTTGTTCGCTAAAAGGGTGATAGTTACTGCATTATTCCAGCCTGATAAAGCAACCTGAGCTGACCTTGAAAAATCTCAAAGTGTCCATAACATAATGCACTCGAAATCGAGTTGTCCTTAACCGGGCACGAGGGTTCGAATCCCTCTCTCTCCGCCAAATTATTCACTATCCGAACCCCGCTATATCTTTGTAAATGGGCTGTTTGGGATAGTTATTCATAGATAAGACTATGAGGGAAACGCCCGCCGCGGCTGTAAAGTGCGGCGGGTTTTTCTTTGCCCTTTTATTTTTTCACCCTGTACGCCTTGACCGCTTTTACAATAAGCTCCGCGTTTGACATTCCGGCAGCGGCGGCTTTTTCCGTTATGTCGTCATACTCCGCGGGGGTGACGACAATTTTTAATTGCTTGTTGCGTACCGTTTCGGGGTCTTTGTCTTTCCAACGCTTGCCCCCGCCCTTTTGCCCGCCCGCGGCGGCTGTTTCTTTGTTAAATGGCATTATGCGCCCCCTATCTAATGCGGTAAGTATTCATGCTGTATTCATTGCGTCCGGCGCGGATTTCTTGCCCGCTTTTTAATACTCGTAAGGCTTCGTCATAGTCATTTATTGCGCCCGTGTCAACGTCCTGTAAGTCGTGCTTTAACATCAATGTAAAATAAGAAGTGTTTACCTTTTCACCGTTTCTGTAATGCGTCCCCGTGGCGGCTGTTTCTTTGTTAAATGGCATTGTTCGCCCCTCCTACCAATCCATAATATTAAGGTTCTCTTGAATTACCAATGTTCCGTCTTTTCGCTCGTAGCCCCTATATTTTACCACTCCGAAGCTATAGTTTCCGCTTATCTTTTTTATTTCGCTTGCATACTCTAAAGCCGCTTTGTCGTTTTCTGCTTTGAATCTAAGGTATGGCTTGTAAACGGTCGCGTTGCCTGTATCTGAAACAAAGCCATAAAAATTCACCGTCGTTACCTCCGTATTTTTGTATTGGCGGGGCGGTTATCCCGCCCCGCTGCCGTTTCGATTATCTCAATACTAAGTTTTTCGGAAGGGTTGTTACGTCAAGGTTCATTACAAGGTCAATCAATTTTTTGCGTGTGGTGTAGTTTGTTTTCGCGCTTTCGGTCAATGTGTCCTTTTCCTTTTTCGGTATCGGTACAACATTGAACGCATAATCTAAAAGGTTTGTTTCTGCGGCTTTGAGCATTTCGCGGGCTTCTAATATTTCCGCCCATATTTCTTTATGCTCGGGGATTTCGCTAAACTCGGCGTTTGCCGTTTCAAATATTGTTTCGTCCTCTATCATGTAGATAAGTTTGGGGGTTGAGCCGTCCGGGTTTGTGATACCTCTTTTTTTGATGTAAAGCGTTTCGGCGGCGTTGTGCTTGTCCTCCGCTACTTTCAAATTGGCTTCGGCTATCATGTAGAGCCGTTGGGGTTTACTGTACGTCCTCTTGTTCATTTCGTTTACCTCCGTTTGGTTTTTATTCGTTGTTGTTCCTTATGTTTATATAGTACCATATCAACATATAAAAGTCAAGCGTTTTTTTGAAAATAAATTAAAATATTTTTTTGCACGAAAAAAAGCCCGCCGCGGCTGTTAAACCGTGACGGGCTTTGTGTGTTTTTATGTGTCCGAATCGGACACGCTCATTTATTCCGCGTTTGTTTCCGCGGCGGGCGGCTCTGTGTCGGAAAATTCAAAACTTATTATTTGCTCTTTTAATTGCTCACGTTCAATAAAAACGCGCAAGTTTTTGTTTTTCGCCCATTTGTCTTTTGCATAGGTCAACACTTCATCAATGAGCTTGTCAATGTCTTTGCGGGTAACGACAAGCCGCAAAATTCCCGGCATACGCCCATAGAGCCATTCAATGACGGCGGCGCGTTTAAGCTCCCCCGTCCCGTTGCCGAACTCCGCTTCCGCTCGGGTGACAAGGCGGAATAGAATATCTTTGAGTATTTTTATTTCGCCCCGCTTGTACAGGGCAACGACGCCCCCGGCGGCGGCGATAACCAAAAGAACGCTATCCCAATTTAACAGTAAAATTTTAATGATGTTCATGCCCGGTCCTCCCTATATTCTTTGTACGCTCGAAAGCTTGAGCCAACCCGCGCCGCTTACCAACCGGCCCCACCCGTTTTGTTCCTCGGCGATGGTAAACACGCCGCCGTCCGTTATCGTCCCGGCAACGGGGAAATTATTACCGGCCCCCGTTCGGTAGCTCGTGCCCCTGCTAACCATCACGCGATATTCCGCCGCCTTTACATTTGCCGCCGCAACCCAACCGTGAACGCCGCCGCCGTCCTCTGATACGATATGAAGCGGGTATTTTGCCCCGTTGCTCAATACCGTAACCTTACAACGGCTTGCGGTGCGTGTATGGGCGGCTGTGGGGGCGTTTGCGGCTCTGTAAACCGCTCCACCTGTAAATTGCACTACGTCCCCAACCTTATGCCCTGCGGACGTTGCGGGGGTGGTCGGCGGCGCGGTGGGTGGGGTTGGCGTTGGTGTCGCGGGCTTCGACGGTGCGGGCGGTGTTGGTGCGGGGGTCACGCCACTTTTTTTAGTAATCCCCAACGCCTTTGTAATGGCCCTTGCAATCGCCGCGGCAATCGTGTTGTGATTGTCAATTATCCATTGAGCGGTGACGGGGTTGTCGTGAAAGTCCACTTCAATGAATACAGGCTGTACGCCGTGTTGCATAGGTGAGCGGACTTCCCCGAACCCCTGCCCGTTAAACTGCGTCATGCCGTTTTGCACGGGTGATGCCCTGTTTGATTTTGTCGGGTTTACGGCGGCAAGTTCTTTGACGATTTCCGCCGCTATCTCCTTACCCTTTGCGCTGTTCGGGTGAAAAAATACGGTTGAGCCTGTCGCTGTTCTCTGTGGCGGGGTTGCGCCTGTGGCGTCGCTGTGAAAGCAAATATAATAAGTGCAACCTTTGTTTTTGGCTTCAAGCGGGCGTTCGTTATGCCCGATACCCATTGATAGGGTTGCCATAACGATTTCGCAATTATATTCCTTTTCCATAATTGCCTTTGTTTTTGCGGCTAAAGCTTCCATCTGTATTTTCTCGGTTGTGTTTCCCACAACGTAACGGTTCGCGCCTTGATTGCTCGGGCTGAAATATATCTTCATCCCTTTACCTCCGTTCGCCGGCCCCGCCGCTGAAGGCGCGGTCGTTGTTGCCGCCATGTCATAGGCGGTTAATTTGTATTGTTCAATTATTTTTATGAGCTTGCCCGTGTAGCCGGGGTCTGTGGCGTACCCCGCGGCGTGAATGGCTCGGCAAGCCTTTTTATAATCCCGCTCTCCTAGAACGGCGGCATACCGTGCGTTTGCTGTCAAAAATGCGGAATGGTCGGTTATGGATTCCTCCCACGAACCATAAGCGCGGAAAAGCGCGTCAATGGTTGTAAAATTGATACCGTCGAAACACTCTTGCGTTTTCGTGTTAAAAACCTTGCCCTTCCATGCGCTCGTTGCCTTTATGCCAAAAAGGGCGTTAGCCTTGACCGTAAGCCCTGACTTGCCCCATCCGCTCTCTAATATGGCTTGCGCTATTTTCATAGAAGCAAGTACGCCGCTCTTTATCATGTCGGCGGACGCTATGCGCCCCACGCGCTCAATAAACGCCTTTTGTTCCTGCGTCAATGCCGTTCCCTCCCTTAATGGTGAATATTGTTGAGGTCAACGGGTATGCCCTCCGTTTCCTCGGGGTGTGCTTGTTTTATCTTAATCATGTTTTCCGCCTTTGCTTTCCAAATGTAAAAACCTATGGCGGCGGCGGTCGGCGTACCGATGAACGCAAGCACGACACCCAATTGCGATATATCCATAAAAATAACCCGAACGCCAACGCCAACGCCTATAAAATAGGTTAATAAAACAAGCGCAAGAATGAGTTTTGAAAACTCAACCCTACGCTTTGTTTTTTCCGGCTGTCCGCGGCGTTTGCGGCGGGCGGCTTTTATCCTCAATATGGCGGCAAGTATGGCGGCGGTTATTGCGATACCCGCAAGGAACGCCGCCGCGCCGATTGCGATATACATAACCTCACCCCCTACAAAACCCTTGACATGACAAACGCAACAATAGCGGTGGCAACCCCGGCGATAATGAGCCATGTAAATTTATCCCATTTGTGGGCGGGTACTTTTTCGATTGCATCAACCTTTATTTTCAATTCCTCAATGTATTTTTCGTTGCGCTCAATCGACAAAACGACTTTTTCAATATTGCCGATTCTCTCGCCTTGTGTTTTTTGCCCGCTCTCTATTCGCTCAATAGATGTGTCCATACGCCTTGTAAGGTGCTTAATTTCCGCCGCAACCTCCGTTACGCTTTTAGCAAGCTCTTTTATACTTTCCGTCATTGCAGCGGTTTCGCTTATACGGTGGTGCGCTGATTTTGTGCTTTCTTGCAGGGCGGTTATTTCCCGCGAGTGTTTAAGGGATATTTCTATATGTTGCTCCGTTGATAACATCGCAAACCTCTCCTTACTCTGTTATACAGGAAGCCCGGGCTAATCCGGGCTTCCTGTATAACGGCGTTTATTCGCCATCGCCGCCGCTGTTTTGTTCGTCTGGGGATATGGGCCATTCCACTTCATACGGGAAGCCCTTTTGCTCGGGTATATCGCGGAGTTTTTGACGGTACGCAACATACTCCGCCCGCCTTTCGTCCGGGATAGGCGCGTCCGCTATTTGCGTTCTGTCCGTCCCGTCAAGTAGGGTGTTGCGCTCCCTGCGAACCTCTGCGGCGGTGGCGTTGTGTTCTTCCTGTTTCGCGTATTCTAGCCACTCGGCGGTTTTTTCCTCAATTTGCGCCTTTAGGCGGTCGCTGTGCGGGCGGGTGAGGGTGTAGCGGTCGAACTCCCACCCGGACGCGCCGGGTGCGCCGTCCTCGCCCTCCGGCTCGGTGTATTTCTTGACGTTCTCGTAAAACCGAATAACCGCCGTTTTCCCGTCCGCCAATACCTCGTATTCAAGCACTTTTGGTTTGTAACTGCCTTTTACTCTCATTTCTGATAACTCCCTTCAATTCTTTTTCTTTTATTGGGTCGTAGTATTGATACTTGATTGCTTGCCCGTTGCAATGTTTTAACTGTCCGGCTCGGCTAATAAGCCCTGCCGCCATGCGGTGCGGTATTTTCTCCCCTCTGTCCTGTTTCCGTCTTGCGCGGCGGCATTGCCGCGTGAACGCAAGGTAGTTACGGGCGCGTAGCTTTGTGTGGGTGTGAAAAAACACATACCCCAAAAAGTCCACGCCGCGGGCTTTCACGGGGAACACTTGCCAATTCCCTTTTACGGTAAGCCCTAGCTCGTTTTCGATGAACTCAAAAAGCTGTTTCCGCAATGCGTGGAGTTTCTTTTTATTCCGCCCGAATATTACAAGGTCGTCGATATAGCGGACGTAATAAACGGCCCCCAACTTTTCCTTGATGTAATGGTCTAACGATTCAAGGTAAAAATTGGCGAACCATTGCGAAGTATAATTACCTATGGGGATTCCGTGCGCCGTTGTGTCAATGATTTTCTGAATAAGCCGCAAAGCTTTTTTGTCCTTGATTTTGCGGCGCATTAAAGCCATGAGCTTGTCATGTGGTATGCTGTCATAAAAGTGCCGTATGTCTAGCTTCAAGGCGTATTTCGTGTTTTTGCGGTCTTTTTTGAGCCAACGCTTAACCGCCTTGTGTCCGTGACTGCTCCCCCGTTTCGGTATGCTCCCGCAACTCCAATGATACATACCGCGGAGGAAAATGTCACACGTTGCAAGCATGACAACCCAATGTATGATTTGATCGGGGAAAAATTTAGGACGTTGTATCAACCGTGTTTTCTTGCAATGGTGGTCGTACCGTTCGCTTTCTATGTACGGGGCGGGTTGAAAGTCTTGATTGACAAGCATTTCGCGGATTGTTTCAACATGCTTGTCAATATCGGTAAGAACGCGGCGAACATCGCGGCGTTTTCGCTTTCCGTTCGACGCCTTGTATATAGCTTTGCGTATAATCTCCGGCTTGCACATTTCTTCGTAAATGTAGCCTACTCTTTTCATTGAATCCCGTCCTTGTTTGCTTCATGGTCTTTCAAATTCTTTCGACTTACTAAACCATGCCCTAGTAGCAATATTTTTACCAAGCGGTAAGGAATTGACCGCGCACGAAAAAGATAATTGTGCAAACAAGTAGGCGGCAACCGATGTTCGTGTTGACGTTAGAAGCGGCGTTATTCGAGTTAAAGCAGAAAAGCCCCGCGTTCCCGGCGTTATTCCATCTACCGCCGAATAACAAAGCCCGCCAAGAGAACACGGCACGAAGTCAGCCCCGCCGCGCGGTCAATCCCTATATTTTATTTTTCGTGTTACCCTTGTCGTTGGGGGCTGTCCGCCCCCAAACCCCCGAAGCTAGGGTAAAACAAGGAGGCGGCAACCGAGGGTCGTGCCGACGCGAGAAGCGGCGTCATGCGAGGAAAAGCAGAAAAGCCCCGCGTTCCCGGCGTTACTCCAACTACCGCCGAATAACAAAGCCCGCCAAGCCGTGTTTTGCCAGTAGTGATCTGATACAAAAGTGCCGTCTGCCCCTGTTGCGTCAGTACATATTTGCGCCCACGGTAAAGCGGGGTCGAAGCCAAGCGCTTTTATGTACCCGTTTGCGGCGGCTTTCGTGTAGCTCAACTGCGTATAACTCCCCGCTACATCGTCCGCGTAGGTGGCGGGGTTTGTGTTGACATAAATCAGCGAATTGTTAAAGTTTATGCCGTCAATCCACTGCCACAAATTTCCCCACAAGTTTTCTAAATGGCGGTATTTAATAGCATTCTTTGCCGCCGCTGCGTTGCCGCTTGCGCGTCCCGAATGCCAAGCAACGCCATTCGCGCCGCCCGTGGCAATCTGTGCCGTGTTGGTTGCGTCCGTGAAGCCCGGCCCTATTGCCGTTTGGCTGTTTAGGTCTGCGGTTTCAACCAAGTATAGCAAGCTGATTGTCCCAAGTGCGGCGTAATCCATAAGCTGATAACCGTTACCGCGATTCCGGCAACCGGCCCGCGCTGTCGGTCTGTCAATGCTCACAATGGAGTTGTTGCCCGATATAGAGCGGTACGAACTGTTAAGCGTGTATGCGCTCGCATAGATTTTATCCCACCCGCTCGGGTTTCCGGCTGTAGGGGCGTGACGCGGGGAAATGTGGAAGCCCTCGGGTGCAGGGCCATCGCCGGGGCGTTGACTGCTTATGATGGTTTCGCGGTAAAGGGAATTTTCATCTATTTTGTAATAGAATTTCGGGATTTCAAGCATGACGTCGCCACTTGCGGGCGAACGGCTGAACCCTGCTTCATCTTCGTAATATGTAACCGCGCCATTTGCGTAATTACACAATCTGCAATCGCTCCACGGGTAAACGCCGTCAAAATCAGAACGCCCGATTGACGCGCCCACGCTCGGGGAAAACGTCATACCTTCAGCGGTAAGGGTTCTTTCAAGTTTCGTCAACGATTGTGTTTTATACCAACGTGCGCCGTAAAGTTTGCCCGCGGGTTTCGGGTTTCCTTCGCCGCCTTCCTCGCCGCCGCCTGTTCCGCTGCCGGGTTCAATGTCCCCGGCGATAATTTTATCAACCTTGCCAACCGCGTCCGCCGCAGCTCTCATTGCGGCGTTCGCGTCTTGTCGTGCCTGTGCGTCCTCTAAGCCGTAATCTTCGCCATCGAGATTGATTGTGTTTACGCTTTTCATTGTGTTACCTCCTGTAAAATTTATTATCTTATTCCCCAACGGGTCGGGTTTTGGGGTACTGCTTTATGCGGTTAGAATAGGTTTACCGTTTCGCCATCGACAACGCCGAAGCCGGGGGTTATTGTTAGGGCGTTTCCCTCTACCTCTCCGAATACGGCGGTATTCGATAAAACCCCGCCGTCAATAGAAAAACGGCTTCCGGGCGGTCTTACGCCAAAATTCGGGACATGCAATATTGATACCCATTCATCACCGGCCCGCACTTTCAACCGCTTTTCGTCAAAATCAAACTTGATGCCGACAAGCGCGTTGATGTTGGCTATGACGGCTTTTATCGCGTCTTGCAAGTCCGTTTTTGTTGCGACAATGATGTTGGGGTCAACGGTGAGGTTCACGCTTTCCGCTTCATCAACAATCAATTGCATTTTCAAGGTTAGCCCGGTCGGTACGCCGTCAATAATCCCAGCTTTTTCAATGGCGGGGGTGTTGCTCATCGCTATTGTGTGCCCGTCCTTGTCAATAACAGACATTTCGCGCATTGTAAAACCGCTAACTTCCCCGTCAAGATACGTTGTGAACTGTACGACATTTGGGGAATTTTCTAAAATCCGTACGTCCGTAACGGGGCCGCGCCATCTTTCGTGCTTTAGCTCGGTAAGCGTCCCGTCCGGCTTGTAATACTCGCCGTTGGCGTCGCCTACTGCAAAGGTGATAACGTCAAGCTTTGTCTTTGCGATTGAATGGGCAAGCAACTTTGCCCGCCCTATTTCAGTAGGGACGGTGAAGTATTTTTGTTCTGTGTTCTGTTCCATGTTTTACCCCTCTTTCGGTTGTATTTCAATTTCGATTTCGCCGTTGCTGTACCCGGCGACTTGAACCGTCCCGCTTTGTGTGTATTGCTTTGTGATTTTCGGCGGAACTGCAATTTCTTTGTGAAGCTCTGCGTTGCCCGCCGTGTGTATGATTCCGTGTGATTGATAGTTAGTAACAATTCGCGGTGCTACGGCGATTTCGTTGTGTAATTCGGACTTTCCGCCTGTGTACATGTTCCCGTGTGATTGATAGTTGTTTATGATGTAGGGCGGAACGGTGACTTCATACGCGCTTGTGCTGTATCCCGCTATAAAAATGTTCCCCTTGAAAGTGGCTTCATAATAAAGCCCGTCCAAATGGGAACGTAAATTTTTATAGAAAAACATTTGCCTTATGCTTTCGCGCTGTAAGTCCGCGGTTATTCCCGTTTCTGACACGTTTAAAACCGCCCTAAACGTGTACGGTCTGCCGCCATACTCGAACCATTCTTCAACCTTGCTATTTGCAAAAACATTACAAAGCGCGGTTTCAACGGCGTATTTAGTCCCTAGCCGCCTATGCACCTTGACGCTATCCTTTATGACTTGACGTTTTACCGCTATCGGGTGCGAATCGTCATACCAATCAACGTGTAAATCCCGTGCCAGTATGTCAAGTAGCCCTTCGTCTAATTCGTCAATGCGCGGGTATATTACCGCAAGGCGGGCAAGCCGTATGTTTTCCCCTAGCTCGCCCGCTATCGCCTTGCCAAGTGCAAGCATTTTTTTGTCATTTCTAAGCGGCGCGGGCAGGGAGCGGGTAAAATCAACGTCGTATAGGGTGTTATTCATCTTCCACACCCCCGTATATGATTGTTTCACTTTCCAATGCGGCAACGGCGTTGTCCTTGACAACCGTAAAGGTGGGGCTTCGGATTTCAACCCGCTTTGCGCCCGCCTTTATTATTAGCTTTGTAAGTACGTCCGGGACTATATCCCGCCCCATTTTCCCCGATTGCCAACGCTTGTACTCCGCTATCGCCTTTGCAATCTCCGCTTGTATTAAAGCCGCGCTGTTTTCACGGGGGCGCGGCACGAAGTACGTCATGTCAAGGCTGTAGGGGTTGAGGTCGGGTGCAGACACTTGCACAAAGTCCGTAAAAGGGCGCGTCTTGTCCGCATTTACGGTATCGTACACAAGCTTTATAATTTCCGTGTCCGGCAATTCCCCGTTTTCAAGCAGTACGCGAATATCAGCAACACCGGGTTCGGGACTTGTCGGTTTTACGTCAACAATTCTTGCGCTCGCCGTTTTCGCCCAATAGATGTACGCGCCAAGCGGCCCCGCCGTGCTGAAGGTTTCCATGCTGTCCCGCAACCGCTCATAAAAAGCGTTGTCCTTTTCCGTGTCCGCGCCGCCCTCGCTTGTTGTAATGTTTTCCACGCGGTCAAAAAACATGAAAACGTCTACAATTTGCGTTATCTGTCCGGGGACAAAGCGGTTGCCTTTTTCGCCTACCAACTGGCATATGGCGGGGGCGTCGGCGTAAAGCTCACCGGGCGGCACAACAGCCGCTTCGGTTGTTGCAAATGTAATGTCCCCGTCAACCGTTACCCGCGTTCCCCTCGGGATAGTTTGCGCGGATAGTTGCGCCGCTGATATGTAAAAACGGAATGTTGTGCGGGCGGGTTGCGCCTGTACCCGCTCGGTGTCCTTGAATATCTCCGCAAGCGAATCTAAGTACACCCCTTCCGCATATCGCGGGACGTTTTGCTTTGCCGAAGTGTCAATAATAACCCGCTCTTGCATGATAATGTCCGCAATCCACAAAATGAAAAGCCGCGCCGGGTCGGCGGGGAACAGGGTGCGCCCCGTGAACCGCTCATAAGCGATAATCAAATTGTTTACAAGCCGCTCCGTGTCCGTATCAACAAAACTTATATCCGGGAAATGTCTTGAATTACCCTCCATTTATTCCCACCTCCAAACGCGGGACAATTTTCCCCGTTCTTTCGTCCCGCTCGAAAGATACGTTTAGGATTTCCGCCCGCGGCTCGTACATTTCTATCGCGTCAAAAATCTCCGCAATCAAAATAGCTTCAGCGGCGGGCGTGGGCTTATCAAGGAATATCGCGGATACGCCAAAATCACGAAAAAGCGGTTGAGTTGTTTTTATGGTCGTTATTATCATTGTGATGTTCTGTAATATTTCCTCTATGGGCGTTGCGGGCGCAAGCGTGATTTTCGGGCTTTCGTCCGCCGTCAATATGTGCGTCATAAAAATTACCTCCCCGCGTATGCCATGAGCGAAACATTTACCTTTGCTATAAGTAGGTTGCCCCGGTTGTCGAACCGTTCAAGCTCTTTTGATGTTCCTGTTATTACCCACTTGTGCTTCCCGTATTTCTTTGAGCCTATAATAAGCGGCATAACCCGCCCGCTGCGCTCCGCGTCCAATAGCTTTGTTATTTCCGCTAACGGGTTTACCCCTAAAAACACGGAAAAGTCCATTGAAAAGCTGATTTTGTCCGCGTCTGTCCCGGTGTATTCAAGTAAAACGTCTTTAAGGTGGCGGTTGTGCGTGGCGTATTGCGCCGAACTGTCCCATTTCATGCCATCGAATGTGTTTACACGCCCGCTTGATACTGAAAAAACGATGTTACCAAGCGTCCCGATTGTTGCCATAATCAAATACCCCCTACCACAAAACCGTCGCTATCTCCGTTCGGAAGAAATAAACAAAGCACAAAGTCCCCCGTTTTCGGCAACCACGGTTTTATTATGACTTCGTGCTTGTGCCCCTCTTTTTCTTCCGTTTCTTGCGTGACGTTGTGTTCGGGTATAAACGGCGGGTTTTTTAATACTTTCAACGCTCCCGATATTAAAGGTTTGCCGTCCGTGTCCTGTTTGTCGGCAAACTGAACCCGCGCCGTCCTGTTCCCTTCGTCAACCGAACTTACTGTACCAACGCGGACAAGGTTCTTTAATGCTGTTTCTGCAATCATCAATACCCCTCCAATACACGGCGCAATTTTACTTGTAGCGTGTAGCCGCTTGCGTTTACGCTGTGCGTGGCGGTTTCGATTATGTACTTGCCGTCAAACATTCCCCACCCGATAACCTTAACCGTAACGCCCGCCACAAGCCGAACGTCCCCGACAAGCGTAAACTCCGCTTGAAATTCGTTTTTATTCTTTTGCCGCAAGCGTTTTTTTGCAAGTTGTTTGGCTTCGTCGTTGCTTTTCACCTTTTCGTTGATTTTTAGCGTTTGCTCCGCTCCCTCGGGCGGTGTGCGCGGTGTGTATGTGCCTTCAAACGTCTGCCCCGTTGTCGGGTCGGTGTAGCTCACGTGGCAACTTTTATACCGTGTATCGTTTGTGCCTGTCCCGAATCGGTAATTAAGAACATCAGCAACGCCGCGCTTTATTTCCCTTACCGCTCCCTTCTGCTCATAGTCCGCCGCGTCGAATAGCACCATAAAGCCGTTTGTCACTTTAAGCGATATACCCGCGTCCTTGCATAGCCCTTGTAAAAAAGCTATGTCGGATTGCTCCACCTGTTCGCGGCGGGTATATAACGGATCTAGGGCTGATTCATACATGAGCGTCAAACCGCTTTTGCCCGCTATATCTCCCGCTATTACTGATAGCTTGATGTTTTCCCACGGTTTCGTATGGGTTGCCGTCCTCGCGGCGGACGTAAAGGGAAGGGAGGTTGCTTTAATCGCTACGGCGGCGGGCGGCCCCGAACCGTCCAAGCTGTCTATGTTGAACTTCCCGCAATCAAGTACGCGGTCGTTGCCGTCTGATTCAAAGTTTTTTTGAATGATAACGGCGGATAATTCCGCGCCCTTTGTTTCGCCGCTGTTTAACCATTCCGTGAGCCATATTCCCTCCCTATCGTCAAGGGATATTTGCAAATCGTCCGTTTTATCTTCCTCATGGTCGGTATACGTCATTTGCAAAAGGTATTTGTTTATGTCGGCGGATATATCCACCCCGTCAAGCTTAACAGCTATAACGGTACGCCTTGCAAGCCCGCTCATGCACCGGCCCCCCGTTTCCACGGCGGCAAGCCGTCCGGCAACCTCGGGGGAATGTCGGGTATCGCAAGCCGGACGTTGGCGGGGAAAATGAATATATGCCGCAATTTTATGTTCGCTTTAATGAGCGCGTCCGCAAACATTTCATTGCCAAGCGTCCGCTTCGCTATCAAGTCCCACATGTCGCCGGACGTTGTAACGTAAGTTTTAGGCATATACCATTCTCCCTTCGTCGTCCCTTTGCTTGCGTAAAAGCTCTTTTATTGCCTGTATGACATTTTCTTTGTGCTGTTTGAGCTTTTCCTCCAAGTCCTCCGGCGCGTTTCCGTTGACGTTGATAACTGTGTTGTCGTTGTAGGTGAGGGTATCCCCGCCGCCGGCCCGCATACTCGGAAATGAGGGTATTGATATTCGGGGTGTGTCCGAATTGGACACGTTTGGCGTTATCGCGCTAACCGCTTTTACCCTGCTGATTGTGTCAAGTATTCTGTCGGTTTCGTCCGCTGTAAACACCTTGTACCCGCGGGCGTTTGTAACAAGCTCCCCGCCCTTGCCGCCAACGTCGCCCGCAATGAATGTATCCGGCGTGTAGTTAGAGCCTTTTTGGAACATGGGTATAAGCGGGATATTAATACCTTTGCCGCCTATCCCCGGCACCCAATCGGGAACGGTCATTTTGTTAAGCCCGCCAATAACGCCGTTTATGACCGTAACAACGGCACGAAGCGGGGCTTTCGCAAGGGCTTCCAGCGCGCCGAACGCGCCGCCGAAGATATTTTTCACGCCGTCCCATGCACGGCCCCAATCTCCCGTAAATACCCCGGCTACAAAATCAACAATACCCGTGAAAAATTGCTTCAATCCCGCTATGTATCCCTTTATGGCGTTAATCGGGACTTCAATAATACTTGCTAAAAACGGGGCTTTTTCGCGCAACCCGTTCATAAAATTACTGAAAATCTCCGTTGCTTTGCCCCATACCTCCGCGAATTTTTCTTTTACCGTATCCCAATTTTTAACAAGTAGCACGATAATGGCAATGAGTGCGCCAACCGCCACAATGATAAGCCCTATAGGGTTCGCTGTCATGGCGGCGTTAAAGAGCCATTGCGCCGCCGCCGCCGCTTTTGTTGCCCCTGTTTTTACTATCAATGCCGCTGTTGCGGCTTTCGCGGCAACCGTACCCGCGATTTCCACGGTCTTTTTTGTCGCGGTTGCCGCCGTGGACGCAATGACCGATTTAGCTTCCGCCAACCCCGCTGTTACTTTCCCCCATAATGCCTTTCCGCTCGCAATCAGTACAGCGTTTTGCCCTGCTTTTGTTTCGGTGTCAACCATTGTAAGCGCGGTTGACAATTTAGTTCCGTTGTTTGCCGCCGTTTGTATGACGTTGTATGCCGCTTTTGTTGCTATAAGTGTTTTATGTACGCCAACAACTGACAGCACCGCCAACTTGACCGCTAAAAACGCGATTTTTGCGGCAACCAACCCGGTAGCTACTTTCGCAACAGTTTTAATTGTTTCCTGATTTCCAATGACAAAATCGTGTGCTTTATTTATGTTCTCCGCTATGCTTTGAGTGCCGCCACGTATTGCGGGCATAAGCATTTCACCAATTGTTATGGCCAGATTGTGGATTGCGGCTTTCGCTAGTGCTGAATCTCCCTTGAGGTTATCAAGCTGTGTTGCCGCCATGCCCGCTGACTGCCCGAACCCGTCAAAAGCGTCACTTGACTGTGATAGTTCCTCGCTAATTTCCATGACTGATGTAATACCTTCGTCCATTAACATGCGGAATCCTTTTATTCCGTCCGCCCCTAAAATTGCGGCGGCGTGGAAATTGCGTGTTTCATCATCTAAGACGCTTAACGCTGATTCCAAATCAAGTATTATGTCCCATGTATTGCGGCTATTGCCTTCAAGGTCATACAATTTTACATTTAAAAAATCAAGCGAATCGGCGGCTTTATTGCTGGGTGTTGACAATTTTCTTAACATGATGTTAAGTTTATCCCCTGCATCGCCACCCTTTAACCCACGCTCAGCAAATGTATACAAAATGGCATTAACATCATGTATGCTTAATCCCGCTTGCGCCGCCGCACCGCCCGCCGTGGTGAATGCCGCGCCTATCTGTGCTAGTTCCAAGTTCGCCATAGTTGTTAACATTGCCAAGCTATCAACGGCTTCTTGTGTATCATCTGTATCAAGCCCAAATGTTTTCATTGAACTACACAAAAAATCAAGTGTGGTTGCCATAGCGCTTTGCGTTGCGTTCGCCAAGTTAGTACCGTGTGTGAGTTGTTCCATCATTAAATTAACATCGCCGCCCGCTTCTGCAACCATCTTTGCGTTTGCAGCTATATCTAATAATGGCGTTCCAGTAATTTTGGAAATTTGGAGGATTCCGTCCGACATTAAATTGATTTCATCCGTTGTCGCGCCTGTTATCGCGGCTAGGTTTGACATTTCGCTTTGAAAGTTAGCCGCGGGTTCGACAAACCCTTTATATAAAGCCGCGCCCGCCGCCGTTGCCGCGCCAACGGTTGTAAGTAGTTCCTTTCGTGTCGCGGCAATGGCTTGACTGTTTTGCTCCAATGCCGCGTTTGCGCGGGTAAAGTCCTCTTGTGCGTTCTTTAGGTCGTTATATGACTTTTCCAACCTTGCGTTTTCGTCTGATAAGTTATTTGTATCAACACCCGCCGTCTGAAGCCTTTTTGATAAGTCCGCCAAGCGGTTTTCTTCTTCGGCAAGTTTCTTGTTTACTTGTTCAATTTTCTTTTCGTTTCTATCGGTTGCGCTTTCTAGCCGTTCTTTTTCCTCACGCAAGCTTTTTACATGGTTCTCCGCTTTTTGATATGCTGATATGTCGTTTTGCTGTTTTTTGAGATTTTGAAGCGTTCCCTGTAATTTGTTTGTGGTGTCCATTGCGGCCTTGAATGAAACGTTGAAATTCGGGCCAAGTGCCGCCGTTAATTTCATCATCAATTCGTATTCTTTTCTACTCGCCGCCATGTTCTCACCCCTCCGCGTTAAAGTGTCAAGCGGGGGATTGCTCCCCCGCTCAATGCCGTTTTATTTCGGTCTTTTGGGTCTGTTCTTTTTGTCCTCGTTTATCGCCTTTATGATATTTTCCCGCCAATAAAAAAACTCCCGTATGGTGAGGTTTATGTAAAACTCAACGGGTGTGAATGTTTCGCGGGCCATGCGGTAACTTTCTTGCGCTATCCAACCGCTCGGGCTTTTTAATAGCCCGAATCTATTAAAAAATTTCGCGCGGCGTTCACAACCTTGTTAAACTCTTGCATGGGCATAGCTTCCAAAACGTCCGCCGCTATGCCGCCGGCCCTGCTCGCCATTTTGCTTTGAAAGTTTCGGCTCAAAAGCGGGTCAAGGGCGTACTCGCTGCGGGCTTGCATTTCATTTTCAATGCTTATCATGTCCCGCCCGGTCAACCGCTCAAAATAAAAGTTTAGGGTTGTGTATTTCGTCCCCTCATATTCAAACGGTTTCTTGAACTTGTGGACATACACGCCCGCGTTGCCGCCAGCGTCGCCCATGTTCGCGTTTTTCTTGCCCCCGGGTACAACTACCATACCTTCATCGGTTTCGTCCAATACGGCTATAATTCCGCTCTCTATGGCGGTGTCTGTGGTTTTGTTTTCTTCGCTCATGGTATAACCTCCATTTTCTTATTTTCGGTAAAGAAAATCGGCGGGGTTTTATTCCGCCGATTATTTACCCAACGCCGCCCGGACTTCTGAAAGATAATCCTTACCGTTGACATAGAAAATGAAATTTAATATGTCAATTTCAAGGGTCTTTTTCCCGTTGATGAACGTCGCCCAATAGGTAACGGCATATTCGCCGCTCGCGTCCGCCGGGGTCGCGGGAGTAACCGCGCCGGGGTTAAGTTTTTTCGGCTTGCACACAAAAACGTGTTTCAACGCCGTTACAATCGCTTGCCCTTTTACGGTATCTTCGTCCTGTTGAGCAACGCGCAAGTCCAATTGATGGTTGCGCGGCTCTAAGAGCTTGAAAGCGTCCTGTATAAGAGTGCGGAAATTAAGCGTAAGCGTCATGGCTTCAAGGTGTCCCAAAACCACGCTTTCAAACGTACCGCTTATACCGGCCCCTTTCACATCGTTTACAATGCTTGAAATTTCGGGAAGCCCAACCTGCGCCATGCCGTAATACTCCGTGGCGTTTTCGTACACATGGAAGTTGATTACACTTTCGCTGATTCTTGCCATTGTCTTTTTCCCTCCCTTACATCAACAACGCCGCCGTAATATACGACGGGTCATATTCAAGCACGAACTCAATTTCTTTTGCGGGGCTGGGCGGGGTCATGTAGATACGGAAGGTCGCCTTGCCCGCCATAAGGTCAATAAGGCTGTTGTCCTCGGGGCGGAACTCCACGCGACCGCCTAAAAGGTGTTCCTCCGCCACAAGCGCGTTAAGCCATATGTTCACGCTGTCAACAATGCTGTCGACTAAGCGGCGGCTCATTTTGCGGTCAACTTGATGCCAATATGTGAGGATAACGGAATTGCCAACCCACCCGAACATACGCGACACGGGTATAAAGTAGTCTTTAACGTCCGTGTTCGCCGGGTAACAAGCCGTTTCATTCCCCCACAAGACAAAACCGCCTATAAAGTTTAAGGCGGTTACAATACCGTTTGAGTTTAGGAAGTTGGCTTGCTGAAGGTCAAGTATTACCTCTGTCCCGTTGTCAAGTACGGCGGCGTTCATTTGCAAGAGCTTGTTTGAAGGGCTTTCTGACGGTGCGCCGTTGTTGAGCGTGTCCGTTCTCCCGATAAGCCCCGCCATCTGCGTGGACGCATGAAAAACCCGTTCGGCAAGGCGGAACTTCGGGTAAACCAAAATTTGCCGCTTGTCGTTGATGTTTTGCGCCCGTTTCCACGCCACGGCGTCGGCGTAATGCGTTACCTTCGTTGTGTCAACGTCAATAATCGCCTTGCCCTCGAATATGCCGTTGATGTTCGCCGCTTTCGCGGTCATAATCGCGGCAACCTCCGGGTCATGGGAATAGCCGGGGGCAATGAGAATGTCGGGGACGATGCCGAACCGCGGGAAAATCTGCTCTATAAGCTCAAAGCCCGTGGTCTTTTTCGTGTTGACGTTGAAGCCGCCTATAATGTCCGCTTTCGTCACTTTCGACGGGTCAACCACATCAAAGGATATGGACAACTCCGCAACCCCCGGCGGTATCGCCCCGCCCTCCACGATTTCAAGGATTAGCGCATTTCCATCATAGAAAAGCTCAAAATCCTCGCCCGCTGCGTAAGTTTGAACGGTTACGCTCTCCGCGATAACGTCAAGCGGCAATGTTACCCGCCTGTCAACCACGGGAAATTTGTCCGCCGCCATTGTTTTTTTGTGCCTTGCGGGGTCAAGCACGTTCACAAAGAACACGGGCGCGGTGGCGTATAGCCTGTAATGGCTGTACATGACTTCGCAAAGGCTGTACTTGCCCCAATCGTCCGAATACCCCAACTGCTGTACGGCTTCGGCGTTGTTCATGCCCATAAGCGGGACGTTTACGCCGGAAAATTCAAGCTGTCCGCCGTCCTCGGGACGCTTGCCGCCGTTAATCTGTACCGGGGCCGTCCCAACGACAAACGTAACGCCGCTTGCCGCCGTTACGGGCGTCGATATGCTTGTACGGACTTGCCGCGTTTTAACGCCATGATAATACTGCGACATTATTCAACTACCTCCTTTGCTTTTTCGGCAATGGCGGCGGCAACCTCGTTGTAAATCTTGTTTATAAGGTTGCCGCCCTTTGCCGCTTTTTCGCGGGATTCCGCAAGCCGCGTGACAGGTACAAAGAGTTTCGCCACGGCGGGGTACTGCTCTATGGCTTCTTTGTAATACTCCGTTATTTCGGCGTATGTCCCGCCCAAAATGGTATTGCTTTTCAGTGTGCCCCCCGGCAATGACGGGCCGATATACGCAAAGTTTGTTACCCCTTCATACATGGGCTTTTTGTCGGTCGGGGGCGTTGCCCCTGCGGGCGCGTCGGCTTCGATGGTTTCTACGTTTCCCGCCGTGGTTTTTGTGTCCGAATCGGACACGGGTTCATTATTCTTCGCCATAATTTGTATTTACCTCCCTTTTGATTTTTGGCATTTCCCATATGCTTATCATTTCGCCAAAAAAATACGGTTGCGTATCGTCCGGGTATACCATGTATTCAAGCGGCTTGCGAAGCAAGAATTGATTACCGATTACCCCCGCTTTCAAGAGCGCGTTGCGTATGCGCGTTAGTACGTTCAAAACGTCCAACGCCCCTTCGCTGTCGTTCTCCGAATACGTTGCTATAATAATCCTCACCCGGCTTTCGCTGTCCGGCTGTTCGCCCGGTTCGTGCGCGTCCTTGCCTGTCAAATACTGCAAGAGAATGTACGGGACGCGGTTTGTTTCCGCGTCCTTGTCGGGAAGCCGCATCAAATGAACCTCGGCGGCCCGGTGTGTGATTTCCTCCGGCTCGGGCTTGCTTTTTGGTTTAGGGCCAGGCGTCGGCAAGGTCTTGTTTTTCACGGGGCGGACGGCAAGTATAATGTCCCCTGTGTTTTCCTGTATAAACTCTTTGAGCCTGTCCAGTAGTACAATAGGTGTCATTTCTTACCGCCCCCCGTAACCGTTTATAATGCGGGTTATTTCGCGTTCTGTCCGCTTAACAATGGTTTCCATTGTGGCGGTTTCAACCTCGTTAAGCACGTTTGCGTTTTGTGCCATTTCAGCGGTTGACGCGCCCATTCTTTCCGTGATTTTTGACGAACCCTTGTTTTTGCGGTCAAAAATACCCGTGTGTCCGTTGCTCATAGTGGCTATAAAGGCGGTTCTTGACTGCTTCATGGGGCTTGCTTTTTTCTCACGCGCCTTTACGGGTATGCCGGGGCTTGCCATCACCCAACGTTCGCCAATTTTCACGGGGACTTTATGCCCCTGCGATTTCGGCGTTTTGTGCGATACCCCGAAGCGATAAAGCGGGATTTTGTTGCCCGAAAACGTAATAACCCCGACAATGCCGCCGTCAACGGTTTGTGTCCGCATATTGATTGTGGTGCGCTCCCTGTCCCTTACGTCCTTTGCTTGAATGTCATACACGGACGTAATGCCCTTTAATGTTGTGGCTCGGGCGGTCGTTGTGGCTCGGGATATTACGCCCCGTGTTGCCTTTTCAACGCCGCCCGGAAAATCCCTCAACATTTCGTGAATACGCGCAAATGATTCTTCGGCGTGAATGTCTAGTTTAATCATTCATCCAATACCTCCAAATCAAGCGTTATGCTCCCCGCGACAAAGCCGGCCCGCTGTATGTTGTAAGCGGTTTCGTCAATGACAATTTGGGTATCCTTGCGCGGTACAATTTTTAGGTCATAAAAGGATATGTACACGGTCATGTCGGCAATAAAAACGCCGTCCGCGTTATCCCGCATGATTTTTACCCGGTCTTTGTTGCTATCGCCGTCAAAGATAACCGGGATATTGTACCGCTTGCCGTTGTACTCAACCTTTACTTTGTCGGCGTGTTCGTCCGGGTTGTGGAATACTGTTTTGAGGTCGCGCTTTAATTGGTCTTTGAACCCTTTACCCATTTAAGACTTCCTCAATAGCCGCTATAACCTTATCTTTCGTGGTTATTTTGTCGGCGTTTTCAATGCCATAATCTCCGGCTATTTTTTGCAAGTCTTTAAGGCTCATGCTCTTGTCGTAAGGGGGGTTATCCTCTCCGCCGCCGTCGTCGTCAACGCGGGCGGCAACCCCTAACGTGATAAGTCTTTCGGCTTCTTTTTTGTCAACCTCAAAAGGCGGGTCTTTAACCGTTTTCGGGGATATAGAGCCGCCGTCTTGCTTGAAGCCATACGTTCCGCGTGTAATCTTGATTTTTACCATTTTGCTCTCCTTTCCCAGCGATTAAGATACCGCTTGCGCGGCGTAAGTATAGGGGCAATAGTTTTTAGGCGCGGCAAGCGGTCTTGCGCCAAGCCTAAGTTTGCGCGTGTCTTTGTTTTGATCAATCGCAAGTTTAGGTACGCGCCTGTTCGCATATGTCGAATAATCTGTGTCCCCGTGGTCTATTTGCGTAATCTGTCCGTACATGAGCCGCCCACACTCGGGGGCTGTAACCATTGCGCTTGTCGCGGGGAAGTACGGGGTATCAACACCGCTGTCGTCAACATAGCTGTGTACAACGCTCCATAACGTCAACAAGAAGCCGTTAAAATTGAGCGTACCCATGTTTACAACGCCGGGGTAATTTGCCAACGTGGGGTTGATGGTCCCTAAGTGTATGCGGCTGATGTCAAGCAGTTTTTGCACTTTCTCAATTTTTATAATCGCGTCCGCCGCTTGACTGCCAAGAACCAGGTCCGCCGCCGGAAGCCCGCGCTTTGCCAACATTCTGCACATTGCCGTTACGTCACCGAAAAAGTCACCATTTGCGGCGTTCCACGGCGCGGCGGGTGTGTACTCATGTTCGCTTGTACCGTCAAAGAACTGTACCCGCATGATTTCCCCTTTTGTTTCCGCGTCAATGTACTCTTGCATATCGCAAGCGTTGTTTATCATCGTTTGAACCGCTAACCACTCTTCGCGGCGGGTGATTCTTTCGTCAAGGTCGGTAAGGTCTTGAAGCTGTATCCTTGCCGCCCGCTGTGCCTGTGTGCTTCCCGCAAACAACGCTTCGCCAAATCCGCGCTTTTTCAAATCGTCAAGAGTGAGCAAGCGGGACGGTGCAATATAGGCGGGTTGGTATTCGTGCATTTCGTACCCGCGGCGGTCGATAGGTATATCTCCGGCGCGGGGGGCAACAAACGCCGCCATTTTCCTGTCACCCTTGCGGTACTCGGTTAAAACCTTGTCGGATTCAAAAATATCCGCGTCGGTTGTGGGAAAGTATCTGTCCTTAAAAAACGTGGTTTTCGGGACAATTTCTTCCGCAAGCGCGATTAAATAATAGGTCGAAAAAATATCCATTGTGTTATATCCTCCTTAATTTTAGTTAGCGTCAAAGGCGGCTTTGAACATGATGTTTCTTTTGCGAAGCTCGTCTTTGTCCGCGTCTGTAATGGTGTACCCGGTTTGTACGGTCGTTTTGCCGGGATTAAAGCAACCCGCCGTATACACGGCAACGGTTACGTCCTCGGTTGCGCTAACCGTTGTGTCGTCGCAAAGTATACAGTCTTGACGCAACGCGCCGGATTCCGTTGTTTTCGCGCTTCCCAAAACGTATATTTTGTTATCGTCTTGCCCTATGGCGAAAATCGTACCGCGCTTATAGGTCGCCTCTATAGCCTGTTTCGCTATCGTGCGCGAACGTACTTCTACGGACGGGGTAAAACCGGAAATTAACCCGTCGTAATCCATTTGGCCAATTTTTTTGTTTAATGCAATCGACATAATTATTTACCCTCCTTGTCTGTTTTGCCAAGCGTACCTTGTACTTCCGCTCTTGCTTGCGCTAACTTTTCCTCTTTGGTTTTGGGCGTTTTTTCGATTGCGCCCTCATGTCCGGCGGGCGCAATCTCGTTTATACCGCTGTTTTTTACGTCCTCGTTGACGTTGGCAAGATACGCCGCGCCCTGCTGTTTTTGCGCCGCTATGATGTTCATGGCAACGGCGGCGGCGGTTTCGGGGGTTTCAAATTTTGCCTTGCTTATTACCCCCTCAAAGCCCGGTAACGCAACGCCCTCAATGTCCTGTATGCGTTTCCGTTCGGCGGCGGTTGCCGTGGCGGCGGCGGTGTTTTCGATTTCCGCCACAAACTCGGGGTATTCCGCCCGCAATTCCTGTACGTTTTTGATTTCCATTTGTTCGTTCACTCCTTTTTTGTTTTGGGTTTGTATATGTTCAACCGCCGCCGCGGGGGTGCGGCTGTTCAACAACGCTTTTGGTATTGTCGGGTATTGTTCCAAATCAAACGCAACGGAATTAACGACAACATGGGAATCGTCCTCAACCGTTGTTTCAACCTCTGCGAACATGATTTCATCACAAAAACCGTTATCAACCGCTTGCTTGCCGTCATACCATGTTGCCGCGCTCATAAGCGCGGATATTTCGGCTTCGTCCTTGCCCGTTTTCAGGGCGTACCCGTTAATGATTGATTGCTTAATTACCGCCAATTCCTCGGATAGCTTTACAAATTCCTCCGCGCTGAAATACCCTAACACGCCCATTTTCGGGTCGTGTATCATAAATACGCCGTTTGCGGGTATCTGTATCGTATCGCCCGCCATTGCGATAATCGTTGCCGCCGAAGCCGCCCACCCGTCAATTTTGACGGTTATTTTTGCCCGGTGGTCTTTTAGGCGGGTGTAAATCGCGTTTGCCGCGAAAACGTCCCCGCCGCCGCTGTTAATTCTAACAATGATTTCCGCAACGTCGCCAATGGCGCGTAAGTCCTCGTTGAATTGCGCGGGCGTGATTTCGTCCCCCCACCATGAGTAAGAGGATATGTCGCCGTATAAAATAAGCTCTGCGGGCTGATTGTTTACGGCGGCGGCAAAATTCCAAAATTTATTTATTTCCTGCGGGTTGCGTGGTTTGCCCTGTGGGTTTTTCCGTGGCTTGCTCAATGTCCCGTACCTCCTTCATCAATTTTTCTTCCCTCTTGCGTTGTTTTACGATTTTATAAAAATCGCCGCCCGTAAGCTCTTGCGCTTCTTTGTCCCGTGTAGAAAATGCACTTTCAACGCGCATTTGCGCCGCCTTAACCTCTTTTGTTGGGTCAAGGCTCGTTTGTGCCGGCCCGTTCCATTCCGCGCCGTTGTACGCCTTGCGTACTGTTACGTCCGCAAAATATCCGGGGGCGGATATGCGCCCCTTTGCCACGGCTTCGGCAAGCCATTCCTCAAATATCGGTTGACAAAAATCATTTGCAAGCCAACTACGGTACATTTTTACGGATTTCCATAACTCCAACAACGCCCCTCTTGACGCGCTGTAAGAAGCTCCAAAATGCTTCATAAGCACTTCGTAAGGGATTTCTAACGCCGCGCCAATCTGTTTACATATAGCTGATACAAAGTCGTCAAAATTGGCGTTGGGTCTGCCGGGGGTAACAAGGTTTGCTTTTTCCCCCTCTTCCAAGTCGATAATTGCGCCGGGGCTTAATTCAATGTCGTTTGGGTCTGAACTTACTTTTTCGCCCTCTGCGACAACCTCACCTATCGCCGCGCCGTCCCCGCTCGCTTCGCCCTTTTCAATGAAAATAGCACATATGGCGTTTACAACCGCCGCGTCAATCTCCGCTTCGGTGTACCGCCCCAACTGTTTTATAGGTTCAATTATTGGCGCAAGAAACGGTACGCCGCGCCGCTGTCCTATCCTCTCACGATTCATAAGGTGGAGGACGTTGCGCCGCCCGGTTGTGTCCCCAAACGCTTTAATGCGTTTCCATTCCCCCGTAACCTTGAAAGACAATTTATAAGACAATGGGTGTGTGTTTTTTATGTGGTAAGCAACAACCTCACCCGCCGCGTTTGTTTCGACGCCGCCTATAATATCAGGGTTGTATACTGCTGATTGCGGGTTGCAAAGGCGGTCGGCTTCGATAAGCTGTATACGCAAGTCATACGGCATATTTACCCGTTGCGTTGTCGGTAAAAGCACGATAACGTCACCCGATAAAAGCCAATTCAAAAAGGCAAGTTGCTGAAGCTCGTAAAAATTATCAAGCCGCTCAATATCGCACAACTCCGAATCCGCCCATAATGTAAACTCACGCTCAATAGTGCTTTCAATTTCTTGCGCCTGTTCCTCTGTCAAGCCTAAATATTCATGGTCTATTTGACTTTTGAGGACAAGCCCCGAACCCACAACATTTGTACGCATGGTTTTAACCGCGCCCGTGGCAAGGGGTATACCCATGTATAAATCGCGTGAGCGTTGCCGCAAGGTTGATACATTATCTTCTATATCCTCCTTTGCGCTCCCGCCGCGGTACAACCAACCCAACATTGATTTTTTGGTGTGGGAAGCCCCATGATTGCCGTACCCGCTATTCATAATTCGTAAATGCTTGCGGGCAACGGCTCTTTTTACCCCCGCCGCCGGGGATATTGCGGCAACGGCTATATCAAAAATATTCAAAGTAAATCACCCCCATTTTTTTTACAAGTCGCGGGGGACAACGTGGTATGAGCGGTTGCGCCCCTTGCGGCTTAATTGGTTTATTCTGTTTTCCCAAAACAAAATCTCTTTGCGAACCTCTTTTAAGTCCGCCCGCGTCAACATGCGCGTCCCTATTTTGTAACTTTGACTTGTTGCTATTTCCCGCTCTGCGGTCAACCACGCTTTAAGGTGTTGCTCCGCCTGTTTAAGTGTTATACCCGCCATTATGTTATACCCCCCGAACGTACACGCCGGCCCCGTTTCTTTGCGGGCGCGGCGGTTGTTTCTGTTTTTTCTGTTTTCTTTAACACAACGCCCGATATTTCAAGGGCGGCAAGTGCGTAATTCCGGCAATCAAGCGGTTCGTTGCGGCGTGTCCAATTTTCTTTTGGCTTCCATATGTATTGTGCTTTGCCTTTTTTATAGGTCAATACCATGCGTTCCGCTGTCAAGCCCTTAAAATAATCCTCCGTATAGCCACGGTCTTTATCCTTTGGGAAGTGACAATAATTTGCCCCTTCGTCCTCTACGGTAAGGCTTTGATATATCAACGCTTTTCCCGTATCTACTCCAAGCGTCCACAAGGGAACTTTTTCCCTATTATTTTTTGTTGGGTTGGGAATGTACGGTTTATCAAATCCGGCGTTACCACCCTTAATCGCAAGAATACCGCGGGCAAATCGGGGTTTACAAAACTTGTATACCTGATTCGCAAAATGCCCTTGCGTGTCCATGCAAGCGCGTATAATTTTCAGTTTTGCGCCGTCCGCTCTGGTGAATGTCTGATTCAAAAAAGCGTCTAATTCCTCCCATATTTTTTGTTGTGTTAAGTCCCCATATATTTTTTGATACTTGATTCCCCAACTTTCTTTATCGACACCCCACCCGACAACCTCAATTTCAAATCTATCATCTTGCGTATCAATGCCCGCGGTTAGGCAAATGACTTCGGCGGGGACTTCGCAATTATATTTTTCGCGGCGGCGGTAAAGCGCGTCATGCTCAATCTCGCTTCCTTCTTCCTCCCACGTTTGCCCCATTTCCGTGTTTGTCCACGCTTTCAAAAGCTCAATGTTGCCCTTTTTCTTTTCCTCGTTGGCAACAAGAAACTTTTCAACGATTTCTTTCCACTCGACAAACAGAGAAGCAAGGCTGTTCAAATAAAAACCGCGTACTTTCCTCTCGGGAAAACGCGGTATAAACTTGCCTTTATTAAATTGTTCTTTCCAAACAACTTCACTATCAACAACGCCGCACTTAGCGCATATATAGCGAATTTCGCTTAGATTGTCTTTGTCAAAATCTACTTGCCCCCACTCTAATTCTTGATACTTTCCGCAATGAGGGCAAGGGATATGCCATATTTCTTGTGTGCTGTTTTCAAGCTCTATCTCAATGCGCGAAGTACCTTTGACGGTCGGCGTCGATATGAAAACCTCTTTTTTGTTCCAAAAGGTCGTAAGCCTTTTGGACGCAAGCAAAAGCGGGTCACCGTCCTTGCCCGCCGTGGCGGGGTAACCGTCTATTTCGTCCGCAAGCAATATGCGAATCGGGCGGCTTCGCAAGCCCGAAGGTGAGTTTGCCCCGACAATGGTAACGTGTCCGCCGGGGAACTCCTTGTGTAATATCGTGTTGCCGCTGTTGCGGCTCTTGTCGTTCACTTTATCCCGAAGTGCGGGCGTGTCCCTCAACATAGGCGTGAGCCTGTCCTTGCTGAAGCTCTCGCCCATCTGTAAGTTAGGTTGCATTATCATAATCGGCGCGGGGTCATAGTCCATAAAGTACCCTATCGGGTTAAGTATGAAGCCGTCCGTTTTCCCTATTTGCGCCGCGGACATGACAACAACCTTTTGTGTGCTTATGTCGGAAATGGCATTCATTATGTCCCGCTGATACGGGGCTTTGCTCGTTTTCCAACGCCCCGGCTCGGCGGAGGTCTTTTTTGATAATATGCGTTTTTCGTCCGCCCATTCGGTCATTGTCATATCGGGGGGCGGCTGTAGCACTAAGAAAACGCGCTTGAATAAATTATGTGTTGCCGTTTTCATTGCCGCCGGCCCCTCCCGCTCTAAAAACGCTATCAAAGTCCGCAAGTTGATTTAAGGCTTCATCAACACTATCTTTTAGTATTTTGTGTATCTCCGCTTTGTCCGTTTTCTTTGACAGGACAGGGGACAGTTTGGCGGGTATCGCCATTAGGCGGCTTTTGAAATTCATCAACATTTTAGTCATAGCCGCTTCTATGTCCTCCGAAGCGTGTAAATCCCTCTCTTTAACCCCTACGTCAAGCTCAACGTCCCGCCGCTTTGCCCGGACAAGTAAAGCCCGTTCGGTGTTGTAGTCCACGTTTTCCGCGCTCTCGGGGTTGTGTTTGCGTAAATAATTAACGTATGCGTGTACGGTCGGTATAAGCTCATAAAGCCCCGGCGTACCCTTGTATTCCTGTATGATGTTTTGGTCTTTGAGTTGCCGGACGCGCCGCTCGGTCAAATCCAAAATGCGGGCAATCGCCTTAACGTCATAAACTTTCAAAAGATGCACCCCCAAGCTTGAGCGTAATTTTTGTACCCCCCTTATAAACGCGCCCCATAAAATCAACGGAAGCGTTTTTATTTTTTTTATAACTAGACAACCGCTGGGGTCTTCGCACCCGCAACCCGGCCCGAACCGCCGGAAGTACCTACGCGGCGGCGGGCGGCGCGGCGCGGCGCGTGTGTGGCGGCCCCGTGGTGGCGCGTGGGGCGCGTGTGCCTGTGGACGGCGGGGCGGGGTGGCGGTCACTCAACGCCCGTGTCCTCCGCGTCCTCCGCGCTGTCTGTATCAATTAGCTCCCCGGTGTCGGGGTCTATGTTGTACTCACCCGTCAAGCGTTGCTTCGCCAACGTGTGCTTGCGTTCGTCAAGGTCAAGCCGCCGCTTGTCAAGCTCATGCGCCCGCATGGTGTCAATGAGCTTCAGTATGCGCCCGTGGATTTTATTGTATTCCGCCGTTAATTTCATTGCCCTGTCAAATGGACTGGCTTTTATAATTGTCTGCATTGCTATTTTTAATTCATCAATGCCAACCGCTTTTTTATTATTTGCTTTTTCGTCTTTTCCTTTTGGTACAAGCATTTCAACAACCCGGTCAATAAATAATTCGCCGGGGTCGGCGGTGTCATATGTGCTTATTTTCCGCGATAAATCCCGCTCTTTTGCAAATAATAATTGTAATTCCCTTAACATATTCTCTTCCGCGTCAAGGGTTAATTGTTCTATATATACCCGTTCCTCGGGGGTAAGGCTTTCAAGGTGTACCCGCGCATATGCCCCGTGTGTGGTGGCGTTATTATTCCCTGTGGGTGCGCCATGCCCCGTGGCGTTCTTGTTGCCCCGCTGCCCGCCGCGCTTTTTCGCGTTGAGCGCGTCAAGCTCCTGTTGCCATTTGTCCTCACTTTTCCACTTGCGTATACGGCTCTCGGGTACGCCCGCCGCTTCTGCAAGCTCTTTTGTTGTTGCTTTTCCGCCGCTGTCAAGCCATGTTTGCCTTGCTGTATCGCGGTTCGGATTACGCGCCCTTGCCACGGTCAACGCGCCCCCTTTCGTTTGTTTTTCTATTTGCGCCCGCGTTCCCGATAAGGAAGCGCATATAAAAACGAACCCCAACCATGAGTTGAAGTCCGTTTTCCTAAAAACCGCGTATAAATTTTGTGTTTTTCGGCACTTGCCAACGATACAATTTTACCACGGAAAACGGACGGTTGCGGACGGTCTTTTAACTCGGGTAATTGAAGTTTTTTATGAGCTTGTTTTTTCTGAAATTTTTACCCAAAATATCAAGCCCGCGGTTGCGTATTTCCTTACATTGCGTTGCGCTGTAATTTACCCGTACCGATATTTGTACCCATTGCAAGCCTTTTATGTAAAAATCATAAAGTATGCTCTTTTGGTGCAAGGGTAATTTGTTAAGCTCCCGCAAAATGGCGGCTTTGAGGGCGGCAAGGCTTTCTAAGTCCTCCCGCAACTCGTTCATTGCCACGCTTGCCGAATCGGGGATATTAAGGGCGGTATTTTGGGTTGGGTTTGATGTGCGGTATTTACTGCGGGGCATACCGTCAAGCGAACCGGCCCCGCCGCTTGTATAATAAGCGTCCTCATAATCTTGCAATACATTTCTTGTTATTCTTATTTCGCCGTCAATGTCCCGGCAAAACAACAATACTTTTTTAACCTTTTCCCGCTCCATATAAGCCCGCCCTCCCGCATATTTTAGGTTATGCCCGCTTATTAAGGCGGCGGGCGTATTTCCTTTTGAACCTCTGCATAATCGGCGCGTATGTTAATATCTCCATCGTCAACCAACATACAGGCTTTTTCACAAGCTCCCTCGGGGCTGTCAGCTTCAACCTCTATATCATCAATCCACACCCGAACTAAATACCGTTTCACGCTTAACCCTCCATTCCCGCCGCAATGTCAACAAGCGTGTCAATGATAAAATCCAAAACCCGCGTATCTTCGCCGGGGGGAAAGAGCGTAAACCGCTTGCTATTCAAAAACACAATAGCGGTTTCCGCCTTTTCCGCCGGGGTCATGTCCACAAAGTCCTTGTTTTCGGGCGCGTCCTCGGTTTCCTCTTGCCCTTCCTCAAAATCGGCGGGCGTTTGGGGGTATTCTTTCGGCTGATATTCCGGCGGCTCTTTTGGCGCGGCGGGCGGCGGCTCGGGTTGCCGCCCCATGCTTTCCATAAACCCGTCCCGTACTTCCTGTGGTTGGGTTTGGGTAAGTGATTCCGGCGGGGCGGCGTCGGTCGGGGTGGCTTCCTGTTTCCGTTCTTTTGCGTCGTTGATGGACAAGCCGCCTTTGTCTTGCAATTCCGCAAGGGCTTCCCGCTGCGCGTCCTCGGGCAACCCGCTCAACTCATACGCCGCCGACAACCCAAGCCGGCCCGCCTTAAATTCGCCCACAAGCTCCGGCGCAAGGTTTTTATTTATCGCGTTTAGGCGGGCTATGTTGGTTGCCGACATATTGAGGGCTTCCGCCACTAAGTCACGAACGCGCCCCGGTAGGTTGTCCCGCTTTTTCAGCGCGGTATAATGGCTTGTTAATTCCTCCGCCTGTTTCATTTTTTCCCAATCGGTAAGCTCGCGGGCGGTGCTGTTTGTGATAATCAGCGCAATGCGCTCTTTGATTTCGTCTTTATCCGTTTGCAATCCGCAAGGCGCGTATTGAAACTCGGTTTTACCCTCTGCAACAAGGGCTTTGCAAGCCCTGTATCGGCGTTCTCCCGCTATTATCTTGTATTTTCCGCCCGCTATCGGCTTGACAACAAGGTTTTGCAATACGCCGAACATTTCAATTAGAATTTTAAGCTCCGCAATGTTTTCAACTGAATAAAAGTTGTCTTTTGACGGTACTAAATCGTCAATGTTAATCGGTACAACTTTGAGTATGGGGCGGCGTGGGGTTTCCTCCGCCGCCGTGTCCTCTTGCCCCGCCTGTAATGAAGTCACGCTTAATAGGTCATTTACGCTAAAAGGTTTTTTCATTTCACGCGCCCCCTTTTGTGTCCGAATCGGACACGTTTTCTAAATACTCAACGACAAGCGCAAGATAATCCCGCGCCGCGCCGCAACGCCGGGAATACTCAATAATCGGCGTACTTGCGAAGGTGCTTTCGTCCACTTTTTCCGTTCGGCGGATATGGGTATTAAATACGGGTAAATCCTTTTGCGCCCGCAACCACTCCGCGCCCTGTCTGTTTACCTCGTTGTTTTGGTAAGAGGTTATAAGGCAACCGCGCAAGGTAAGCGCGGGGTTTAAGTCCTCGCGGGTGTTGTTTATCTGCTCTATCAGCTCCGCCAACCCGTCAAAAGCGAACTTGTCAATTTTTATGGGTATAAGTACGTCCTCCGACGCCACAAGCGCGTTGATGGTGGATATATTGAGGTCGGGGGCGCAATCTATCACGCAATAGTCATAGTCCCCGGCTATGTGCTTAAATGCCCCCCGTAACCGCGTTTGCTGTGGGCGGCTCGGGTCAAGCAATACCTCTAAATTCGCTTTTAGCAACGTCATGTTGGCGGGGATAATATCAAGCGTCTTGTATGTTGTCGGGGTTATGATTTCGTGTATGTTCGCGTCCCGCTCGGTCAAAAGCTCCGCAATAGTCGGGTGGTCGTACCCGTGAAGCCCGAACATTTTTGATATGTTGCCTTGCTTGTCGTTGTCTACAAGTAAAACCCGCTTGCCGTGGATAACGGCTAAAATGTGGGCTATGTTGGCGGCGGATATGGTTTTTGCAACTCCGCCTTTCAAATTTATTACGCTAATGGTTTTCATTCGTTGTAATCCTCCTTTGTGGGTTCTTTTACCTGAATCGCGTCACGCAAGACGCAAAGGCTATTAATCAACGCCGTTTGCTCAATGTCTGATACTGCGGGCGCGCCCCGTATAATGTTAGCCGCTCGGGTGAGCGTCCGCGCCGTGTCTATGGCTTCCCGCTCCGTTTTTACCGTTATTTCAATCATTTTCCGTGCCCTCACTTTCCCGCTAAAACCGCCGCTATAATAGCGGCGCGTTCCTCTCTCGATACGCAATAGCCGTCTTTTTTCAATTCCTTTATAAGCATTTCGTAATACTTTGCCCGTTTCTCGGGTGTAAGATCCGCCCAACATTTTTTACACAACGGGAATATTCCCTCGCGGTCGTTAATGGGGGTGCTGTGTCCTTTGACGAACCGCCACGTTGTTTTACACTTGAAACACGCCCCAAGGTATGGCGGCGAAAACAATTTGCTTATGCGTCCGATTCTGATATTCATTGACCGCCCCTTTCTATTTGCGTTCATCCTGTATAACCTCTATTTCCTCAACGTCCCGCGGGTCAAAGCAAAACGCGCAAAGGGGGTCATACTCTCCCGCTTTCCAATCGGCTTGAAAACCCTCTAAATTGTCTTTGTACCGCGGGAACGGGTGCGTTTGCTCTGCGTAATACATGCCCGTCATAATTTTTTCGTCTTGCTCTTGCTCCCAACTGTGCATGTGGTAATCTGCGTATTTGTCGTACTCCCAAAGAGATAAAGGCAACACAACGCCGTTAAACGCTTCGTTTGCGCGTTGTATGTTTTCAAAATCCCTATACGTTAAGCCCTGCCCGGTGTGCCGCTCGCGGATTTCTGCAATGCTTTTTCCGCCCGTCTTTAAGCGGCATTTGATAATTTTCGGTTGGTAGCTCATATTCGCCCCTCCATATCCACAAATGATAATTGCGCTTTCGCAACCTCCGCTAAAATAAATCTATCGTCGTCCGCTTTTAACTCCATACCCTCCGCGTTGTACTTTCCTTTTGTTTCGTGGCGTTTTTTTAGCGTAAGCGTAATTTTGTGTTCCATTACGGGCTTGCGATACTGATATACCTTGTCGGATATTTCCCCGTTTTCGTCCGTGGCGGGGTAATGCTCGTAACCGTACCCCAATTCAATACTAATCTTTGCGCTAATCTCTCCGCCCTCAAAATTTCCGGCATAAACCTCTTTCATGCAAGCCTGTATATTCTCGTTTATGTCGGTCTTGAAGTCCTCAAATACGGGGCTGTGTATGCTAAATTCCAATTCTTTCATTTCGTGCCGCCCTCCATTTCCGTGAACCATTCCGCCCGGTTACGCTCCAAGCACTCAATAAACCCCAACGCAACGGCGGCAACGTGTATAGCTTCTTTTCTCATGTTTTCATAGCCGCCCTTTGTGCGCCCCTCCCCGTTGTCGAACACGGTTTCGTTGACGGCTTCGCAAAATTCCCCGTATTCCTCTCCTAAAATACCCGTCCAAAATTGCGGGAAGTGGTTTTGTTCTCCCCATTTTTCATCTTGCCGCGCCCGTTCAATGCGTATGTCGTTAATGGCAACGTGGTGTGCAACGTTCTCCTTTGCGGCATTAACGCAAATTCCACCGGGGCCAATTAAAATATCGGGTCTACTGCATACCCCCGTATCTTTGTTCGTATAGGGGCAATCGTCAAGATATGTGCAATGTACTGTTGTCATAACTCCGCGCCCTCCCTGTCCCCACCGTTCATAGCGGCGGCTACTTGTATGTGTGCAATGGTTAGGTTTTTGGCAAGGTCAAAAGCTTGTGAGGTTGTAAAGCCAACGCGCAAATATTGGTCGTAATAAAGCCGTGTCATTTCTGCGATTGCGCCGATTCCCTGTAAAAACTCTTGTAATTTTCCCGCATTATTCTTCGCCATGTGCCGGCCCCTCCTGTTGGTGTATTTTTTCCCGCCGCCGCGCCTGTACCCGCTGCGCCGCTTCCATAACGGGCGTTAAGCGGTTTATAATCTCAATGCGCTGTTTTAGGGCATTGACCGGGGCGGGCGGTGGTGGCGTCGCGTGTTTTTTCGGTTTGTATTTGTGTTTCTTTTTCTTTTTTGGCACGGTCGGCTTCCTCCAATCGGTTTTTTATGTTCAATATGCTTTCAATGGCGGCGCGTTGGCTCGCGTCCGTGTCCGCTATGTTGAGAATGTTTACAATGTCCATAAGCTCCGCCGCCGCTGTTACCTCGTTTTCGCCCGCTCCCGCGCCCTGCATACACGGCGGGCAAAGGCTGAAGCCCTCGGGCGTACCGGCCCCGCATTTTTCGCAATAGGCTGTTTTCACGCCATGCCCCCCGTAACCGCCATAATGCCCCTAAAAACACGTTCGGCGCATGGCACGGCTAAACTATTACCCAACGCCGTATAACGCGGCGTGTCGGCAATTTTGCCGCCTGTGGCGTTGTATTTCGTCCAGTAGTCGGGGAAGCCTTGCAAGCGTTCACATTCAAGCGGGGTAAGTTTCCGCAAGGCATAGCGGACGTAAAAAGCCACTTTTTGAAATATAATAATAAGATTTTCCGAACCGCCGCCATAATTCCCACCATTTGCCCGAAGCGTCCCGCAACCCTCTCTAAATCCGCCGTGACTGTGGTTTTCGTACATTTCCACAAGCAAGTTTGATGAACTGTGCCCGTGTTTCCCCGCGCTTGCCCTCAATGTTCCCACGCCCTCAAAAAATCCCCCATGCCCGCTCGGTGCGTAACATACCGCTATAGCGTGGCGGTCTGTCGTTGAAAGTGTCGGCGCGGGCATACCCTCGGGGCTGATAATAAAACCGTTTGCGTTTTGGTTTAATTGCGGGTCGCGTATCGGGTATACCGCAAATACGGCGTGTGAATGAGCCGCTTGCAAGGTATACGCGGGTTGCCCTTCCTCCGCCACACCAAGCCCCGTACCCTCGCCAAGCTGTTTATGCCGGGTGGCAACTTGTAAATTTATCGGGTGCGTGAGGGGTTCACCCTCCGGCAAGAGGTATAGCCCGGTTGCCGAACCGCCGCCGCCGTCCGTGGCGGTTATTGCGCGGGCGGTGTCGGCGTTGATGTACACGCGGTCGGCGGTTCGTCCAAAATCAATAACGGTGTCCCGCTTATCAACCCCGCTTTGATGTTCAATACCGCCGATAAAAGCCCCGGCAATTTTTTCCCTTTCTTTTCCGCTCTTTGCAACATACCCAAGCAAGCTCTCACACTCAAAGAGTATTTGCGGGGCGCGGTCGGCTCTAAAATCTCCCACAAGGAAGATACGTTTTCGACGTTGGGGAACTCCCCAAAACTGGCTATCAAGTTGCCGCCACGCGACACTTGCCCCCCCTCCGCAACCTCTAACCATTCCGGCGTTAGCCCATCGCCCGCTATTAGGCATTGGAATACGGGTGTTTGTGATTTCTTCAAGGACGGTGCGAAAATCGTTACCCCCATTGCTTCCGAACGCTCCATTAACGTTTTCCCAAATAATGAATGTTGGGTATTTACCATTTGTCGCTTCCCTCATTTCGTAAATAATCCGCATAGCATCCCGGAATAACCCGCTCCGTTCGCCGTCAATGCCCCGTTGCGCCCCTGCCGCGCTCAAATCTTGACAGGGTGAGCCAAAAGAAATTATGTCAACGGGCGGGATTTTGCCGCCGTGTAACTTTGTAATGTCCCCTAAATGCTCCATGCGCGGGAAGTGCCGCTTCGTGATTTCGATACAAGCGGGGTCAATTTCCGACGCCCACACGGTTTTTATCCCGCTCCGCTGCGCCCCAAGAGGGAAGCCGCCTATACCGTCAAATAAACTGCCAAGCGTAAGTTGTTTCATTTTCGGCCGCCCCCTCTCATAATTTCATTTGTACAACGGTTTGGCTTATCCGCCGTTTGGCAATCTCTGCATACTCCGGGTTTATCTCAATTCCTAAATAATCCCGCTCGTTTTCAATTGCCACAACTGCTGTTGTCCCGCTTCCTAAAAACGGGTCAAGGACAGTATCATTGTCGCGCCTTTGTTTGTGTGTTGGCGGTCGTCATTTTTACATGAGTGCGTCCGATCGGCGTTGCGCCCTTTGCCGCTCCCGGCGTAACTGTCCCCGATATTAACCCATAATGTACCGTCCGGCTTTAATACCCGGCGAACTTCACGGAATACGCATACAAGCTTGTGCATGTATTCTTCGGGTGTATCTTCAAGCCCTATTTGTCCGGGTGTGCCATAATCCCGCAACCCGAAGTAAGGCGGGGACGTAACGCACATATTGACGCTCTCGTTTTCAAGCCCTGCAAGCCCCTTTATTGCGTCCGCAATAATAATTTTGTTTGTCACCCGCTCTCGCCCCTTTTGTGGATATAGTCAAGGAATAATACCGCGCCCGTGAATCTCACCCGGTACGGCTCTATGTCCGCCGCTGTGACGTATTGCCGCCCGTACCGTTCGCCCTCTCTGATTCTGTAAAAGTCTTGCAAAGACAATGTAACTGTCACATTTTCAAGCATTTTTTAACCTCCCATAAAATCAAAATTCCGCTTGTGGCAATACTCCGCCCACGTTTCCTTCCTGTATGTCCTCCCGTAAACATAGCGTTGTGCAAATTCAAGCTGTGCGCCGTTCGGGATAATGCCTTTTGCGGTGTTTCGCTCCGCTTGCGCGTATAGACTTATGCCGTTAAGCTCGCGTAAACCCTCAACCCGGCGGGCGGCGTCGCCTATATCCTTTGTGACAAGGACGTATACAAACAGGCGATACGGCTTTATGTTATATTCCGCAAGCAGGGCGGCGGCGCGGTGTATGGCTTCTATTTGCGGCAAGGTGTCGCAACTAAACCGTATATATTTAATCCATTTGAGCCGCCCTATAATGCCCGCTATGCGTTTGTCAACAAGCCTTGCGTCTAAGCCTTGATTGAGGTCAACGGCGTACCCGCTATTTATCATGCTTTGAAGCTCGTTTATGCCGTATTCGCACGATAAAATATTGTTATCCATAAGGACAAGCTTGTTGCTGTCTGGGCGCACAAGCTCCCGCCAACGGCGGTACGGCTTTATATCCCCCTCTTTTTCCGGCACAACACACCACGGGCAAGAGTTGGGGCAACCCCTTGTAACGTATCCTATGGCATAATCACACGCGGGGTATATGGAGTAGTCCGGGAAGGTCGCGTCAACCTTGGGCGGCAATTCTGCCATTGAGCCGTACCCCGTCCCACCCCTTATGGCCCACTCGGGCAAGTATGGGTTTTCGGGGGTGAAGTCAAATACTTTTGAGGAATAAATAGCGTCATAGTTATCATTATCAAGCGGATTCCACCATACAGCCGTATCGCCGCGGGCTTTGTGGTGGGCGGATATTTTCATAAGCGCGTAATTCGGGAATGTCTTGCGCTTTATGTGTTCCTGCTCTGCATCGTGTAAGGCTATAAGCAATTATTACCCCCCCCCCGCATAAAATGCGGTTTGCTCATACTCCGCGCCCTCGATGGTCGGCGGCATGAGGTCAAAGCGCGTTTGTGCCATTTCGTCCGCCAACCGCTTGCTTGCGGCGGCGTAATACTCGGGGTCAATCTCAAAGCCGATAAACTCTAGCCCGTGGTGGTGACACGCAATAAGGCTTGACGCGCTCCCTGCGTGTGTGTCGATGATTTTATCCCCCGGCTTTGCGTACTTTGATAAAAGCCATGAATAAAGCGCAACGGGCTTTTGTGTCGGGTGTATGCGGGCTTCCTTGTTTTTCATGTCCTGTTGTAGCATTCCATGCCATTTGAAAGTAAAGCGGCGGACGGCGGTATTAAAGCTTGTCCACGCTAATTCACAATCGGCAAAATCATTGTTTCCGTTGTCTTTGTCCCAAACTATCCAACAAGGCGCGTCAATGGGTATGCGGCTGATAAAATGGTTTGCTCCCCATATAATTTGATTTTTGCTGATACGCATAAGCTCCGCAAAATATTCGCGCTCGGGCGGGTGTAGGTCGTTGCCGTGGAAGGCTTTGTAATTTTTTGACGTTGCTAAGACGCTTCGGGTGTGGTTTTTCGCGCCGCTTTCACCTATGCCATACGGTACGTCTACAACGGCAAGGTCAAAGTATTTCGCGGGGAATGCCCGCATAGCGTCCATGCAATCCATGTTATAAAGCTTGTTTAGCTCCAATTTCCGCCCTCCTTTATCATTCTTTTTTGCGCCGAAGCTTGATGTACAACGCCCACCCCCGGCAATCGCTGTGTACCGCCTTAAATCCGTAACCGTCGCCCATGAGGGTATATCCGGGGTATCGCTTTTCCCAATATTCGGGGTCGGGAGGGTCGGCGGCTATCTTGTTTAATTCCTTGCGGCTGTATCTGTGGTCGTTCTTTCTGCTCCACGGGCGTTTTAGGTTTGCCGAAGCTGTATATTTCGCCCCGCCGCCTTTGTCCGGGGCGGGCGGCGGCTCGGGTATCGGGTCGTTTTGGTTTATCGGGTCAACAAACGGCTTTTCAAGCCCCTGCGAACTGCTCCAACGCTTTTTACCGCCTGTTTGCTTTGCAAGGTATTCCGCAAGGGCGGCAAGCCCGTTGTCCTCGGGCTGTAGGCGGTCGGCGTTGGCGTACCCGATTTTGTCACCCTTCGGGTGCTTGCGTTCTCGGCGTTTTCGCCACAAATCTTCTATTTCGTCCCGGTCAAGCCCGCCGTTCATAATGATATGGTGGTGTATGCGGGCAGGGGTTACGCCGTCTTTTTTGTAAGTGCAAGCGGGGATTGACATATATTTGAGCGGCGGCAACCCTTTCTTTTTTCGCAAATACCCCACGCGCCGCAAAAAGTTTTTTGCTTCCCGCTCCCCGTCCTCTAGGCTCGGCGGTAAATACCTTTCGTTGTATGTCAAGGATATGTGTAAATCCTCCGCGCCGAAGTTTGTATGTAATATCCGCAAAAATCGGCGGCGGCTGTTTTGGTCGTTCCAATCAACTTGTTTTTGGGTGCTTTCAACCTCTTTTTTGCTCCGCTGTCCGCTGCGGGCTTTTTCGTCCTCGGCTCGGGTGTGGTTGAATATGTCAACCTCTAAATAATCCGCGCCGCAATAAATCTTTTTTTCTCTCACAAAGGTACGCATACTCATACCCCCGTTATAAGCCCGCGATTGCGGCAATCATTTGTGATGCTTGCGTCATATTCAAAGAGGACGTTGTAAAGCATGGTTTGCAAGTATGGTACTTTTCGGTGTATCGTGTGTCCCTGCTCTTTGAACCTCTCCGCAACGTGCTGTATATGCTCATGCTGTAACGCGCTGTATACCTCTTGCACAACGGCGGCTTCCATTTTCATGCCGCGAATGTTTACAAGGCGGTCGGGTGGCGTTATATATACCTCCGCGACAATAAGGCAAAGGTCATGTATGAGCGGGTCAACGCGCCGCCACTTTTCGCCGTTCCGCGCCGTGATTTCTACCCCGAAGTATTCATAATCAACTTGCGCCTTGACGCTCTCTAACGTCTTGAAAAGGGACGGACGGGACAGGACTTGACAGGGCGGGACATTCTCGCATGAATTACTAAGATTATTTATATTTTCACTCACTGTTTTCACTCCCTCGGTTTTGTGTCCGTCGGTGACTTTGTTAATCACCATTACAAGCCCGCAACGCCGAATAATCGGCGTTATTTCGTGCTAAACACTTGACACTCCGCCGAATTTGTGATACAATGATAGTGGTTTTTATTCGTTGTAAACTCGCTTCGGCGGCAACGCTCGCGCTTGATGGTAACAGGCGCGGGCGTTGTTTTTTATGCTGTTTTCAAGGTTCAAAATCAAACAGGGATAATTGAGCGTTTGGCGCGGGTTTCGCTTCCTCTGCTTGCGGTATGTTCTCGGGTAGTATTTGAAAAGCCAACAATCCGCCTTTTGTTTCCCCAACGTGCCTAAATCCCGCAATTTCGTATGTGTAACCCCAATATTGAATACCGCGCCGTTTAATCGGTTTTACTTTCAATCTGTCGATAAACGTAACCATTCCAAGCGGCGGCGGTTCTCCAAAATGCGCCCTTGTTGCTTTGAGTGCGTCCGTTATCATTTCCGAAGCCGTGCCAGCTCCTTCATTCCTAAAAGCCGAACACACCCATGCGCCCGCCCATGCGTGGCGTACATACTCCGCAAACGGAAAACTTGTCACCCAAAACGCTTTGCCCGCTGTTGTTTCTGTGTAAAGCACAAGACACCTACCGGGCGGCGTAAAATGTGGGTTTCCTATGCTTTGACGGTTGTAATGCCTGTCCGCAATATCGCGGGCACGTTCATCTGTACGGCTTATTGCCTTTTCCCATATCAAAACCAAGCCCCCTCTCCACCGTCCCGCTTGGGCGGGTAATATAAGCCAAGAGTTTTTACAATGCGGCTCATGTCTTGACTTTTCACGCCCGTAAACTCCGCAAACCACCTTCGCCCCATGCTGTAAGTACGAAGCCGCGCCCTCGGGAAACAAGCCGCCGCCGCTATAATCACAGCAATAATTCCAATGGCTTTTATGAGTGTTTTCATTCTGCTTCACCCCCTCCGCCGTCCGGCTGATTGTGTTTACAGTTCCCCGGCAAGCAAGCCCCCCAATGACGCAGCGGGCAAGAGGGTATAATATCGGCCCCCGTTGCCGCGTTTAATAGGTGTACCGCCGTTTGGTATTTTTTCTTTTCGGTTTCAACCCGCTTTTCAAGGCGGGCAATAACCAATTCTTTGAAGCGCGGCATGTCCTCCGCCGTGGCGTACATCGTAAAAGATGTATAACCGGGTTGCCGCAATTCGCCAAGCTCCGCCTTCGGCATGATGTTCCAATATTCATATGAGTACGGCGGCGTACCGTCCGTTGTTTCCCCTTTGATTTTCTTGTACTGCCGGCCCGTTTCTTTTAAGCCGTCAACCTCAAACGCGGTAAAGATGTGTCCCGCCGCCGGGTTGAAAATATGCCCTATCAGCTTTGCCATGTCTTGCCCCTTTCCTTGACCGCTTTGTATCGCGTTACGGTGTATTCCTCTGCTATTCTGTATTGCGAAGCAAAAGACTTATACGGGCGCGTTTCCAATACCGCCCGCGCTTCCTCAACCGTTTTGCAACGGTGATTATGCAAAGTGCGGTATTTTTTATCGTTCCATGCGTGTATGCGTTCTTGAATTACAAACATTTTCCCCGCTCCCTTCCGTTAATTCGTCAAACCGCATTTGTCCGGCTAATTCGTTGTTGTCGCGGCTTTTCTTGTCCGCTGCGGCTCGGGCGGCTTTGTATTCACGGTACGCCCGCGTATATGCTATGCTGTCCCCGAAAATGTTTAACGCGGCGGTGTAAAGGTTCGGCTCATACTGCTTTAACATTTCAAGCTCTTTTTCAAAGCGGCTTCCGAACGGACAAGCGGCACACCCTGTACGCTCACACCCGTAAACCGTGTACGCCTTGCTATGCGTCACATTGAAGCCCTCGGCGTATGCCCGCTTGTCTGCGTCTGTGAACCAAAAAAGCGGATAATGTTGCGGCCCGTATCTGCCGTTGTCGTTAAAGCAACTTTTTATTGATGTGCTCCGCTGTCCGCCCTCCGCCTTGCGTATTCCTAAAAGCGTTAAATCCGCGTTAATGCTCTTTGCGTATGTGGCGGCGGGTTCTTTTTTCCCGGAATTACAACACTTCGGGCTAATTTTGAATTGCGGCGGGTTGTCTTGTATGTACTCTTTTAGGTATCTGTCTTTATTTATGTTAAATCTGCTATTGTCGCCAAAATCATTACACCACCAACGCAACGCCGCTTTACATTTCGGGTATCTCTGTATGAGAACGTCGTAGGGGTCATTTCCCCATTGAAAATTATGTCTTTGTAACCGCTCTATGTTCTCCGCAACCTTTTTACTGAAAAACGGTTGCCCGAACTCTTTACACGCGGCGGGTATGCTTTTAAGAGGGCGTACCCGCTCAATTTTTATGTTGTACTTTTTTTCAAGCTCGGTAATATGGTCTTTTGTGGCTTGCATTTCAAGCCCGGTATCGTAAAAAACGTATTTTACCTTTTTGAGCCTGTCCACCTTGTAAACAAGGTCAAGCATTATGTCGCTGTCAGCCCCGCCCGATATGGCGCAAACGATATTGTGGGGGAAAATCATATGCCCGTTTGTTTTGCCGAACGCGCTTTGTACGGCTTGATTTTTTACGTCAAGCCAACACTCCGGCGGGTGATATAATTTTTGTATATCGTCGCCGTATGCAATGCTCATATAAGCCCCACTTTTTCGGGTTGGGCAATGGTGACGCTATTGCCGCCCTTATCCATTAACTCCGCTTGCAAGATAATCCGCCCGCCATGCTTGCGGTATATTAACGCGGAAATGTGGGCGTATTCAATGCCGCCCACTGTGACGGGTACATTTTCAAAAAAAGCCTTTTTTAACTGCTCTTTATCCACTTGAATCACCTTGCCTTGTTCGTTTTACGGGCGCGTATTCAACAAGCGGGCGTTTTTTGCCGCAATGTCCGCAAGGGGTGAACCCGCCCGCCCCCATGCGCTGAAGCCGTGCTTGTCCTTTGTGCTTCAGATAAAAGAGGGCGGCGCAATAGTTGCATAGTTTAATCAAAGTCCCCACCCCTCTCCCTGTTTGTTCTCCCCGTGCCGGCCCGCTGCGTTACGGGCGGGCATGAGGACGAACCCCTTTATTTTATATGTTAAGCAGTGCCCGCATTTCGTGCTGAAGGTGTAACCAGCCCTCTGTCTCGCCGAGTATTACGCCGTACCGATACCCCGCATAGTAGGCGTCGAAAAGCTCTTGTATTTCCTCCACGGGTCTTTTGGGGTACGATAAAACGGTGTTGTATGCGTCATAAGTCGCGTCAAGAATGTTGTACCGCTCCGCTTTTTCGTCATACTGCAAGTAAAAATCAGTATCGCCGAATTTTTGCAAGCCGCTCATGTCCTCAATTTCAAATAGCCTTGTGTTGTCCTGCATTTTTACACGCCCCTTTTTATCGTTGCCGGCCCCGTTTTGAAGTTGCCGAAGGCCCTCGTTTTTCGAGTGTGTATGGCTATGAGCGCGGCAATATCTTTACCCAACGCGGCGCAAGCCTGTTCGTCCTCGCGGGACAAGCCCGTTTTTGGGTTGATGTTCGCCGCATCCGTAATTATGTATAAGGGTGTCCCGTCCTCTTTCGGCGGCATTTCCCGTCCCGCTTTCATGGCTTCAAAGCGTTCTTCCGCCCGCCGCCTGTCCCTAAACACATGCGCTATCATGTGTACCCGCTCGTTTTCGCCAACGGTCACGGGGTTGGCGGTCGGGTCGGCGTCGGTCACGATTATGTATTGAGGGGTGCGCCGCGTTGTGCCGTCCGGGGCGCGTATTTCGATTTCGCCCGCAACCGCAAGGCGTTCATTTTTTTTGAGTTTCACGGTGTAGTCCTCCTATTGCCGCAAGTTTGCGGGTTGTTATTTTGCTTCGTGCATGGTAAAATCTTTACGGGGTGATTTGCATGGAGGATTTCAGTGAATTTTTATCAAGCCTTGATAAAAACAAACTCTTTGAAGATGTAGCAAGGCGCGTACGTGACGATACGGACGCATATTCGCACTTTACGCCGGAACAATACCGTATTATCAGCAAGGCGGCGGCGGACGTGGCTATCCCTCTGATGGAAGCCTATCTGCGAAACTATCACGAATGGATTCAGAAACGCCTTTAAGCATAGCTTCACGCGGAGTTATGCCTTGCCAATCGGACAGCCCGCTGCGTTCAAGGGTTTTGCCTAAAATTGCCGCCCTTTGTGCGGCTTTTTTTAGTACCGTGTGAACGTCCGAATATGATAAATTTTCTTGCTCTATCAAATAGGTTATAAGCCTTCTTTCAATTTCTTGTGTGTTTTTCATGTAATTACCTCCCTTTGTTCCCGGCGGCGATTAGTGCGCCGCGTTTGTTATGCGGGTAGTTTCCCATATTTTTTCAGCGAAAAAATTTACATCTACTTTTAGCGCAAAGCAAATTGTGAAATACTCTTCAACCGTTATTTTTCGCTTGTTGTTGAGCATTGCGCTAAAAATGTTAATTGGTATTCCCGCTTCGTTGGCAATGAACGAATATTTGATTCCGTTTTCGTCAAGATACTTTTTTATAAGTTGCCCTGCCATGTTCTACACCTCCATAGCTTCATTCTGCGTGGAATAATTCCATGATACTGCATATATTATGGAATGTCAAGAGTTAATTTCATGTTTTATGGAATTTATTATTGACTTTTCACTTTTATTTGTGATATGCTTTGATTGATGATGAAGGGAGGTCGTGCAATTATGTTGACCGTTAGGGACGAAGTGGCGAAAAACCTTTTGTACTACAGAAAACGGAGCGGCATAACGCAAAAATCCCTTGCGGAAGCCCTCGGCGTAAAACATAATTCTGTTTCAGCGTGGGAAAATGGCACAAACTCCATTGATATTGATACGTTACATAAAGTGTGCGCGGTTTTAGATGTGTCTGTCGGGGATATGTTCGGCGCGTTTGCAAATGCACAAGCCGACATTATACTTAATGCCCACGAAAAAAATTTACTCCTTGCTTACCGTAAGCACGTCGCCATGCAAACGGCTGTTGATAGGATATTGGGGATTGAAGCGGGCGCAAGTATGGAAATGGCGGAGGAAATTGCCCCTAATATGAATAGTTGGAATGATGGATTGACAGAGGAGCAAGCGGTCGCGCTGTTACGCAAGCGTTATGCGGACGCTAAAAGGGGGACGGCTTAGTATTTGATATTAGGGAATTGCGGAGCGGTTTAGTAATGACCCCCCCCGCAAAGCCCCCTAGCAACCGAAAAAAAACAAAAAAAATAAGCCGCCCAGATGAACGGACGGCATGAGGGTACATATAAATGAAGTTTGGCGCGTGGGATAGTGTTTTACATGAGGACGGCGAACAACAAAGGCGAATTGCCACGGCAAGGAAAGCGGACACAACGCCCGCTTCGGTTGACCGTGAGAATAGGGCCGCTTTGTTCAAGGGGTCGGGCAAGATACCATACGAAACAACACTTGATTTCTGTACTTGCGGCGATTTCATAAAACGCAAATTACCATGTAAGCATATATACAGGCTTGCGCTTGAATTGGACGGCGGGGACGTTGTGCAAGGCGTAAACAAAAACGAATACGCCGAACCGCCGGACGATATTTTTACCCTACCCGTTGAAAGTCAAGAAATGCTATATGACATGTGTGCCGCGCTAACGCAAGATTGTATAAACATATTTATTTTTGAGCGTAATGAATACAACGAACTGCTTTTACATAAAGGGTTTTGCGTTGAAACAGTATTAACCCTTGAAGCCATAAGCACGTTAGCTGTAGCTCAAATAAAACAAGTTTTGAATATGTCGTTACCCGGTCGGGACGATTTGCCTAAAAAGACGGCGCAAAGAAAATCATGTATAGCATGGTTAGAAAGCAATTATGATTCTGTTGCCGCTATAATCGAAAAGAGCGTTATTTGTTTAGAATGTACTGAACATACGGAAAAGGTAAAGCACAAAATCAAAAGGCGGTATGAAAGAAGATTTGTACGAGATGAAATGGCTCATAGTATGGGTGACGAACACTATTACTCTACGGACATAGTAAAGGTATTTTGGCAAGAATAAAGCCGCCCGTATGAGCGGGCGGCGTGACGAAAGGATTGTACATATAATGAAAAAAGTATTTTGCGTCTTGCTTTGCCTGGCCCTTTGCTTGTCATTTTCCGCTTGCGGCGGCGGTTCGTCTAAAAATGTGGACGTTGCCGCGCTCACGCTCGACGCCGCCATTGATACCGCAATAGAAAAGGCGGGGGCGGAAATAGAAGAAGTAAAAATAAACCCGCATTATGAACTTGACGGTCAAAGCGTTGTTCTCGTATATCTCAAAGGCAAGGACAATTTATCTGCTGACATGATAAAACGCGGAATGTATATGCAAGCCCGTGATATTTTGAAAATATTGCAAGTCCGTGACGATATAGCAGAAATAACCTTTTTTTGGTCTTTCCCTCTCGTTGACAGTCACGGCAATAAGTCAGAGGGCAATGTAATGAAAATTACACTAGAAAAAGATACTTTAGATAAATTAAACTATGATAACTTTATTTTAGACAACTTTCCTACGGTTGCCGATAATTATTTTGAACACGCGGCATTAAAATAGCCGCCCGCGCTGAAGCGGACGGTCATAAGTGGAGTGATTGTCATTAAAGATTTATCCTTTGAAGAGCTTGTCGGTGTTGGAAGCGAAAGCGGTATAAAGCAATTTGCGGGGTATCTGCACGATGCGGCGGAGGGCAACGAGATATACCGTATTAAAACGGCAACGTCCGGCAACTTTATAATTATGAGCGAAGCGGATTACAATGTACAACTTGACGCTTTGCGTATGCTCGTACAAAACGCTTCGACAATCCCGAAGGAATGGCTCAAATAGTATATTCAAGGGAGGGTGGCGGTTATGGGCGTGGCTCGTAAGCTCAAACAGGACAAGCAATCAAACGCGGTTATATATGCCCGCTATTCCAGTCACGGGCAACAAGAGCAAAGTATAGAGGGGCAACTTCGGGACTGTTACGCCTTTGCCGAACGGGAGGGCTTAACGGTCGTTGGTGAGTATATTGACCGGGCCATATCCGCCAAAACCGACGCCCGCCCCGATTTCCGGCGCATGATTGCGGACGCGGCAAAAAAACAATTTCAGTATGTCATTGTGTGGAAGCTTGACCGCTTTGCCCGCAACCGCTTTGATTCCGCCATACACAAGGCGGCACTCAAAAAACACGGGGTCAAGGTGCTTTCCGCTATGGAGAACATAGCCGACAATCCCGAAGGGGCGTTGTTGGAAGGCATACTTGAATCTATGGCGGAACATTATTCGTCAAGTCTTGCCGAAAACGTCAAGCGCGGGCAACGGGAAAGTATATTAAAGGGCAACCATTTAGGGGGTACGCCGCCCTTCGGGTATAAGGTATCGCGGGACGGCGGCAAACTCCGCCTTGTGGCGGACGAACAAAACGCCCCCATAATAAAATACGTCTTTGATGAATACGCAAAGGGCGTATCAAAAAAGGATATTATGGCGGCGTTGACCGAACGGGGCGTGTTAAACTCCCGGGGTAATGCTCTAAAATATTCCAGTTTGCAAACGGCGTTACGGAATAGAAAATATATTGGGGACTATGTTTACGGCGGTGAAAAGGTCGAAGGGGCTTGCGACACCCTCATTGACGAACACGTTTTTAACAAGGTGCAAGAGTTGCTTGACGGTCGAAGCCACGGGAAAAACGCAAAGACGGTACGGCAAGAGTATCTTTTACACGGTAAGGCATATTGCGGGCATTGCGGGACGCGGCTTGTCGGGGACGGCGGGACAAGCAAGACGGGGGCGGTTCATTATTATTACGGTTGCGGTAAGCGGAAACGGTCAAAGTCCTGTGATAAGAAAAACGAAAAAAAGGACTTTTTAGAGTGGTATATCACCGAACAAACCGTTGAGTATGTCCTAAAGCCGGGGTGCATGGAGGAAATAGCCGCGGGGGTTGTCCGCTCATACGATAATGAATTTAACGACAATCAGATAAAAGAGCTTGAAAAGCAAATAAAGAAAATCGACGTTGAGGTTGACGCGCTCGTTGATTCCATCGTTGAAATGCCAAAAAAAGCCCGTCCGAAAATCGGGGAAAAAATAGAGATTTTGGAAACGCAAAAAGCCGATATTGAGCTAAACCTTGTCACTCTCCGCATAGCAAGTGCGCGGCGGTTGACCGAGGAAGAAATAGTCACCTACCTAAAATCATATTGTAGGGGTGACTTGCTCGACATAGACTATCAGCGGCGCATAATTGACTTGTTCATACACAAGATTTATGTGTATGATGATAAGGTGGTAATATACTACAACCTACCCGGCGGCGGTCAAGTGTCATTCATTGAGGTAAGCGAAGAAATGGAAGGGCTTGCGCCCCTTGACGAAAACGCGGTTGACGGGAAGGCGCAAATAGGCTATAATGAGGGGCAGCGGGGTTCGGACAGCGTACCAACCTCTCCGCCAACCGGGACAAATGCGAACTCTACCCGATTTTTCTTAGTCGGGGAGGCGTTCGCATTTGTTTTTCCGCTTAAATAGCCTACGGTGCGGCTGTATTGGACTAAGTCGTCCTATGTAAAGGGAATGGCGTAACGCCGTTCCCTGAATTTCTATTGTGAGTTACATTCTTGGGGTTTATGTTCCTGTCTTTTTTTCCACTCGGCAAATTCCCGTTGTCCCTGTTCACTCTCGAAATACTCCAAAATGGCTGGGTAAATACATCGGGCAAAAGCATCTATTGCTGTCTTAGGCGGTGTGAACGCCGCCTTGTCTTCCACTTTCAACTGTGTGCGCCCCCTTTTGTGCATATTCAATTTTCAAAGTGCCTTAGCGGGCATCCTTCCCGCTAACTGTTACACGCCATTGCGATTTTCTCTGCTCCACCGCCTCCTTCCGTTGCTTGAAAATATCAGCAAAACATTCCTTGACCCTGTTTGGTGCTAACTTCTGAGCCGTAAGAAAATCTTTGGTTTTCGCATAGAGGTTATCAAGCTCCTCCTGCAACGCCCATATCCGCTGCTTTTGCTCAAACATCCGCCGGTTTTGCGCTGCTATCGTCATTTGGGCGGTCAACCCCTCTTTAGCGAGATTTTGCAGCTTCTCATACTCGTCGGCGCTCATCTCTACCTTATCCGAAAACCGCTTTTTTCTGCCAATGGCGGAGATTTCATCAAAAGCAGCTTTAACAGGCTTTACGGCCTTAATCTCCTGCTCGACTTCTTCTAACACGGACTTCTGCTCGGTAATCTTCTCGCCAATAGCATTGAGCCGCTCCGTATCCTGCTTGATTTTGAAGTCTATCACAGGCAAATGCTCATCCGTGCTTCCCCTGACACCGCGCTCGAAGCCGGTGTAACCCGCATCCCGCATATGCTCAAAAAATCTGTCCTGCAACAGACTGTACGAGGGTATCCGTTTTTGGTTGCCCGATTGGGTTAAAACAGGCTTTCCATTCTCATCAAAAATCGGCGTAAATGCCCACTTCTTACTGTGGCTGATTTGGTTAATGACCTCTTTGACCGTGCCGACAAGCGCCTTATCCTTGCACTTTTTCGTCCACTTGACCTCTTTTTCCACAATGGGGAGATAAACGACATGCAAATGATAGTGATAGACGTCGCGCCCTAATTCTTCGGACAGGACGCGGTTTTTCTCATCTGCGTGTATAATAGCCGACAGGATATATTGGCTGCCAACTTCTTTTTCAGCAAAGCGAAATGCATCCTCAAAAAAGTGTTTTGCGTAATCATACCCGCCATTGTTATCGAAGTAAGCCGTGTTGACGTCAAAGACCATTTCGCCAAAGACCTTGGCGTCAGCTTTTAAGCCGCGTGTGCTGACTGTCCCCTCTGCAATCATGCGGTCAAGCGCCTGTGTGTATGTGCCTTCGCATTTCTTAAAATGTACGTTCATGTGAGAGCGTTCAATTTCAATGTCAGGATTGCTATAACTCTCATTTTTGCGCTCGTTGTGCCGCTCCCGGATTCCGATACCGCCTTTTTGATAGGACTGGTTGCGTACAACCGTCCTATCGGTTTTCGCCATAAGCTCACCTCCATCATGGCAGATAATATTGCCGTTATATAATTATAGCAAATGACTATTGACAAGTCAAGATATATTTGCTATAATATATAAAATGCAATACAATATAACAACAAGGTGAAAAATATGCCGCGAAGCAAAACAAAGACACTACCCGGATATGAAACTCCGTTTGCGACAAGACTGCGTGAACTGATTGACGAGGCCGGGATACCTCAATCCGCGCTTGCCGAGCATATTGGCGTTACAAGGCAGGCGATTAGCGCGTATTCGCTTGGCGCGTCCGTGCCGGATATCCGTAAGCGACAAACAGAATGGACATTGACCGATTAATTTTTAGCCGGCATCCGGCAGGTTTCTGAAATCGCATCACCCCAAGGCAAAATCGCGTCTAGATTACCGGTCGTAGTATTTGGCATAGTCTCGAATAGGAATTGGAGATATGCAGCAGGCTTTAGCCCATTTGCCTTAGCGGTTTCGATGATAGAGTAAACAACCGAGCTCGCCCTCGCGCCTTTCTGCGAATTGCAAAACAGCCAGTTTTTCCTACCCACGACGAAAGGCCGGATGCTGTTTTCAGCCCGGTTATTAGATAATTCGCACCGCCCGTCGAGATAGAAGTTCATCAGCCACCGACGTTGCTTAAAGGCGTAGTTAATGGCTTCACCCATAGGCATTTTTGGCAAAATACGCAACGTTGCAAGCCAAGAGAAGAACTCCTCCGCTAAAGGCTTGGATTCCTTTAGCCGAAGTTCCTGCCTCTCATCCGGCGCAAGGTTTTTCCATTGCTCTTCCAAGTGGAACAGCGCCCCTAGACGCCGAATCGCTTCCGGTGCCGAGGATTTTGCCCTTGATTCTACCGGGGTAGCCTTGTATGCCTCGTCAAACTTCCGTCGCAGATGCACCCAGCAACCGATTACAGTGATGTCCGGCGGAAGATTGTGATATCCGGAATACCCGTCAGCGTGCAGATACCCTTTCCATCCACTCAGAAAGCGCTTTGGATGGGAGCTTGACCGGGTCGGC